GTTGTAACTGTTCCAATATTTAATCTTTCAACATGTGTTGTATATGCCGATACGGATGTAATGCTTGAACCTATGATGTGTGCTCCACTATGATTAACAACATTACTTTGTCCACCAACAATTGATGAATAAGTAAACCCAGTTTGAATGACATTACTATCACCACCACCAATAACTGAATAATAACTACTATAATGAATAATATTACTTTGTCCACCAGCAATTGTAGAACCCCATGTATACACTTTATTTCCATTACCACCACCAATAGTAGAACCACCACCAGTTGTTATAGTATTACTTTCACCACCAGCAATAGTATTGTAACTATAACTACCTATCGTATTAGAGTTCCCACCACCGATAGTATTATGTTCAAGAGTAACAGCATCACTAGGACTACCAATTTGATTAAGTTCACCACCAGCAATAACCGATAGGGTATTATATAATTTATTACTTTTACCACCACCGATGAAGCTATATCTACCATCAGTAGGTGATGATGGTTGTAATCCACCACCAAGTTTATTATAATTACCACCACCAATAGTTGAAAATGCTGCACTAGCACGATTATATTGTCCACCACCGATGCTAGTGGAAAAAACATTACTAACCGTTATTTGATTACCTTTACCACCACCAATAGTTGAATAACCACCATGACTAATAAAGTTATTCCTACCAGAGTTAATACTTGAATACCCAAAACCATTTATGTCATTACCTTTACCAGCACCAATGAATGACCATCTAGCACTATCAGATATTTCATTAGTTTGTCCACCAGCAATAGTTGAATACGTGGTAGTTCCAGATATTGTATTATCCTTACCACCAAGAACTGATGAGTAATTAGATGTAACTGAATTAGCATAAGCATTTGTTGGAGTAATTTGACCACTTGCTGCATGAACGAATGCACCACCAAATGATGATAAATCAGCTGTATAAGCTGAAAGTATCGCATTAGTATCGAAATATAAGTCAGACCCAACAAGTGTTGTACCAGTTGTATACGTGTTGGTATCAGCTGATATAGCACTAGATGGTTGCCATGTTGCCATACCCTCAGAGTCTGATTTAAGTACATATCCACTTATGGCACCATCTGATACAATCAATTTATTAGTTCTTGTAATTTCTGGATTATCAACCCAAATTGTTCTACCAGTAAAATCAAGAGTATCAGCACTTAATATGAATACATCATCAGACACACACGTACCAGTGAAAACACCCAATGAAACTTCTGTTATTGCTGTCACTTCAAGATTAAATGATACACCTGTATAATCTAAGTATGAAAAATTACCATCAACTACCTGTGATGTATTCCCAGTCCATACATTACCAGTATCTTGTGTAGTTGCACTATTAGATGATGTTAAGGCTGAAATACTACTTGATGCTATATCCATTCTAGAATCACCAAATGTGAATACTGTAGTCCCAGTATTACCAGAAAATGTACTAATTACATTAATGACAGTTTCACTAACTCCAGAGACACTTTCACTTGGTCCTGTAGTCAAAGCACTGAAAGGTAAACCAAACACACTACTACCAGATAATGAAACATCTGTCCTCTCTAACTGTTTTACCTGTCTGTTGGTGATATCTAATCTAGTTCTAAAATTCATAATTAATCTGTTTTATTATAAATATTCCCCACCTCGCTTATATTTATAATAAAAGTATATAATATGAAAACTTTTAAAAAGAAAGACTTCAAAAGAATTATTATCGAATCTAGCAATGTTGATGAATTTGTCAATGATGATGGTGGGATAATTAGTGGTGATGAGTCATTTAACAAAGGAACTGAAATTAAAACTGGTCCTATAAACCATCAAGGTGATATAAAGGGAATCCCACAAACTACAGATGATTTTGCAGCACAAGCAATTCAACCACGTAATTGGTGGTGGTCTATGTCATATGGTTATGGGCAAGGTGCGAGTAGAGCACCATCTTTAGCTGGTAATCTTGGTGAGGGTGATGATATCACTGAAAACAATGTTAATAAAATGGTTGAAGATATCCTTAAACGTAGGTCTAACAACCAAGATATGGTTGCTAAGTCTAATGCTAGTGATGTGAATAGAAATGAAATTCCAGACATCGATGATTTATCTGATAATCAAATGATTGTTGTTGGTAAGATGAGGGATTTTATTGAAACAATAAATAGTAATAATCTTTCTGGTGAGGAAATTGGAATTGTTTTAAATTATTTAATGATGAATATTGAGACTTCTCAAATACCAAGGGATTATAAGAATATAATTAGAAAAGGACTATAATATGCCAAATAAAGCTATAGAAAGAAATGTATACCCAATCTTTGATGAGAATATAAAATCTTATTTTGGTGGTAATGATACAGCTACGACTGAATACATGAAAAAGGTCAAATCTGAATTATCTAACAAGCAATCAAATAGTGATGTTGATTTGAAAACACTAAAATGGATAGAGAAAACATTGGGTGATGATATCAAGGCAGACGATACCAAAAAGAGAATTATCATGAATACTGATGGTCAAGGTGAAAAGAAAGGTGGTAACGCTTTCAAGAACACTCACGAGAAGGATAATGATAATGCAGACCCAACTAGAGTTAGAATGCCTAAGATAAAAGGTGGTACTAGAGAATTAGAAGGGAGTAATACTTATGAATCAATTGATAAAGAAATTGAGGCTACGAAGTATTTAATAGAGTATATGAATAACAAAAAACAAAAAATATAATTATGGCAAGTAACAAATTAGAACAAGCGGCTATTGCAGCAAGAAACACACTTCTACCAGTTAACACGTATAACGATTCTGATGATGGACACAACTACAGTGCAACACATACAAGAGCATTATCCGACCAAACAACACCAGTTGCTGGTAAAGGTACAGGGGTTTTCTTAGATACATATAATGGTGGTGGTTCTATTGATATCAATGGAGCATCTAACGCTGTTGGGTCTGGTAGGATTCAAAATGTGGCAAAGAATGAGTTTGATAATGATAACCAATATCAACACCCAGACACATCAGCAAACGAAGGACAATTCTCATTCCATTAAAAAATAAAACTTAATGAAACTTTACAATATATATGAAGATATTATATTAGAAGGGTTAATAACGGAAGGTGTAGGTACACAACAAATTATTGATACCATTGATGGTGAGTACGCTAGAAATGGACAAAAGTTTATTAGGAGAATTAGAATTCATTACGATGGTGATGATAAAAAAGATAAATTCGGAAATGTAACTAGAGAAGGTAAAGGATGGAGAAACATCGTTGTACATGCTTTAGGTAACCTTAAAAATGGGGGTCGTGAGGTAATAAGAGCCTATCAAGTATATGGTGATAGTCTTAGACAACCAAACAATTCATCTGGATGGAAATTATTTAGAACTGATAGAATTACACATTGGGAACCAACCAATCTTAAGTATTGGGAACCAATTGAAATTGCTGGTCAGAAAACTAATATGCTTGGTGATGAATCAATGGTTGGTGATGTGAAAGTTGTTAACTTTGATAACAAAGAAACAGGAAATGACAGTATTGATTCGAACAATAGGAATATTGACAATACTTATAGATACGATAACGCTGAACCAACTGCTATTGAGCCTACTGAGAAACCAGTAGATGAGCCAATGGATGAACCAATTGAAAGACCAATTGAAGAACCGATTGACGAGCCAACAGAATTTGGGTCAAGTATAACAAACGACATAGACAATGACTACGAAGAAGAGGACATTGAAGATGACGAATATAATGATGAAATAAAAGATTTTTAACTATGGAAATACCACAACCAATTGACGTAAACAGACTTAAGGGTATCCTTGGTGGGGCTAAACAAATAATGAATAAAGTTGAAAGTGGAGACTATTCTACTGGAAATGTTGATGGAAGAGCACTTACCGAAAATGGTGTTCAAGAAATGATGGCTGAGGGTATTACAAGACCACAGAATGCTGTTGCACCACAAGTTCAAGCTAACCAACCAATGTATAAGAATATGGAGACTTCAAATATGCCATCGGCAATCAAAGAAGCTATGATGACAACTCCAATTCCACAAATGGCTAACCATAACCACACATTTTCATTAGAAGATGTTCAAGAACAACCTGTTGGGAAACCATTAGTTAGTGCGAAGCAATATCCTACAACACCACAAACTAATCCACAACAACAACAACAACAACAACAACAACAATATCAACAACCAATGGGTGCAAATCCTAATGGTACATTTACTGTATCTGAATCTGGATTAAAAGCAATGATGAATGATATGTTATTAGAGTTCATGACAAAAACATTTGTTGAGAACTTAAGTGAAGATGTAATTAAAAAGACACTTAATACACTTATCAAAGAAGGTAAGGTTGGTATCAAGAAAAAGAAGAACGTCTAAATAAAAAAAATATATAAAAAAAGGGGATTACTTAATTGTTTTCCCCTTTTTCCATTTACAATTAGTTCAGAATCGTTATTATTATAAAAAATATAAATCGAATATGAGCAAAATTAAAGTTTTAGTTGTACCAAGTGACAGAACTGGCGTATCATACTTTAGAAGTACGAAGCCACACATAACATTGGAAACAATGTATCCAAAAGAATTTCACGTAGATATTGAATATGAACCACAGATTGATAATGATAAGTGGTTAAGTCAATATGATATAATTCACTACCACCGTTCACTCGGACCTTTTGAAAAACATCAAGAAGTTATTGAGCGTTGTAAGAAATTAGGTATTTTAACATTTATGGATATTGATGACCATTGGGCACCAGGTCCACACCACCCAGCATACTTAATTATTAAGAATAATCAAATTGATAAGAAAATTCTAAATAATTTAAAAACAGCTGAGAACGTTATTACCACTACACCAATCTTTAAAGATGTATTAAAAGATATTACTGGAAAGGATAATATCTTTATCCTACCAAACGCAATAGACCCAACAGAAAAACAATATACACCTAAACCAGAGAAGTCTGAAAGACTTAGAATTGGTTGGTTAGGTGGTTCTTCTCACGAAAAGGATTTAGAAATTCTTAAGGGTGTTGTTGCATCATTAACCAATGATGGTCTTATTGATAAAGTACAATTTGTATTATGTGGTTTTGACCTTAGAGGTAGTGTAACAATGATTGATGAGAATGGAAAACAAACTCAAAGACCAATCAAACCAAAAGAAAGCGTGTGGTACCGTTATGAACAAATATTCACCAACGGTTATAAGTCTGTATCAGAAGAATATAAGAATTACTTGTTAACATTTAATAAGGATGAATTTGATGGTGTTGAAAACGAAGCTTACAGAAGAGTTTGGACAAAACCTATCTCTACTTATGCATCTAATTACAACTTATTTGACGTATCATTGGCACCAATTGAAGAACACACATTCAATAAGGTTAAGAGTCAATTAAAAGTTATTGAAGCTGGGTTCCACAAAAAAGCAATTATTGCACAAAATTATGGACCATACCAAATAGATTTAGTTGGTTCATATGAAAAGGGTGCTTCCAAACGTGAACAACCTAGATATACTGAAACAGGGAATGCATTATTAGTTGATACAGCTAAGAATCACAAACAATGGTACAAGTATATCAAACATTTGATAAACAATCCAAAGCTTGTTACAACACTTCAAAAAAACCTACACAATACAGTTAAAGATACGTATAGTATTGAAGCTGTAACTAGCGATAGACGTGATTTATATAAAGCTGCATTAGCGGAATTAAAAAAAGCGGAATCAGTAGAAGAAGATATTGCATAATAACTTAATTAATAGTATATTTGTAAATAAACTAAGACGAGATAAAAAAATTAATAAATGTCGAAAAATAAAGAACTTTTAAATCTATTCGGATTCCTTATGGAATTGTTAGATGTAAACACAAGTACAAAAACTAATGAAGAAGTATTAGTAAAAGAAATAAAAACTGACCAAACAGAAGATAAAGGATTGGAATCGGTATACAGGTTAGCAAACCCTTCAATGCCACCACACCCAGTTTTAAATCCAATGATTGAATATAAGAATCCACTTGAGAATATTGCAAAGCATTCAGTTGAGCTTATCAAGAAGATGGATGACTTAGACAAGATGAATGGACAAGAGGTACTAAAAACTAGAACTGTAAAGAAGGCAACAGGACCACTCATTGACGAAATTAAAAAACTTAAAGAGGAAGCACGTAAAAACGCTACAGAAAGTATGAATAATGAAGTTAAAGAATACTTGGAAGAAACTGGTGAGCGAGTAGGTATGGTATTAGATGGTGGAGAAATAAAACCAGTAAAAATACCGACGGAATTAAGAAACAATATTCCACTTAGTAAAGATGATAACGCTGAACCAATCTCAAGAACTTTCCAAGAACATTTAGAAAAAATATCTAAAGAATCACAAAACACTAATTCTTTACCTCAATCTATTAAAGATGCAATGATGGATGCACCTAACCTTACGTCTGGTAATCAAGCAGAAGTATTGGTGAAAGAAGAACCAAAAAAGAAATCAACTAGAAAGAGACCAGCTAAAAGACCAACTGATAAAGTAAGTACTAAAAAAAGAAAAACAAATAAAAAATAAATCTATGAATATGTTAACAGAAGAAAAAGTTTTAAAAAACACAGAAAAATACTTTAAAACGGGTGAAAAGTATGAATTCATGACTGATGAGTTAATGGAATACTTAGGTCAAGATTTCATTACAGCACCAGCATCTACAGCAACTAACTTACATAACGCTTTTAATGGTGGTCTTATTGCCCACTCACTTTTAGTTACTAAGTACGCTGTATCACTAAATGCAATATTAGCAGACTCACTTAAGGTGGATACTGTTTCATTAATCAAAGTTTGTCTACTTCACCAAATTGGTAAAGTAAGACTCTACAAGCCATTAAAATCTAAATGGCATAATGATAGAGGTATAATGTATGAATTTAATGATTCATTAGTATCTATGCATGTAGGTGAAAGGTCAGCACACATAGCTATGGATAATGGTGTTTCTCTATCAGAAGATGAGTACCAAGCAATAGTCAACCATGATAAAGATGATTCAGATAAACAAGCTAAGTGGCATTCTACATCACTTGCTGTCATTCTTAGACAAGCAAATGAGTTAGCTATTCTAGAAGAAAAGGCGAACGCTTAATGGGTCAATTCACAACAGAAGAAGCACAAGCTAAGTTAGCTGAGGCAATGGACCCAACTAAGGAGTATTCGTACGATGACTTCATGAACGAGTATAACGATGATAGTATACTCCAATTTGAAAATCCTAAGATTGATATTTCATTTGTAAATGAATCAACGAACCAAGACCCAGATTGGGAAACTTCTGGGTCTGCTGGGTTTGACCTTAGAGCAAGTGAAAACTCAAACATACAGCCAAATGAATTCAGAGTTATCCCAACAGGTCTTTATTTTGACCTACCAGAAAACTTTGAAATTCAGATTAGACCAAGAAGTGGTATGGCTGCAAAGTATGGGATTACAGTATTGAATTCTCCAGGCACAATTGACTCAGATTATACTGGTGAAATCAAGGTTATTCTAATTAATCATGGTAGTTCAGTATTTCCTATAACCAATGGTGATAGGATAGCACAAGCGGTTATAGCAACAGTTACGGCTAAAAATATAATTAACTTAAATAAAGTTAAGTCCATCAATAAAGAAACTGATAGAGGTTCTGGTGGGTTCGGCTCAACAGGTATAAAATAGTAAAATTAAAAATGGTAAGTATTGTATATTGTACACGAGAAACAAATCCAGCACATAAGGAACACCTTATAAAGTCCTCTGGACTACATAAGCACGTCGAGGTGATTGAAATTATTAATAATGGTGAATCACTAACTAAATGTTACAATCGTGGCTTAGAACAAGCCAAATACGATATTGTAGTATTTTGTCATGATGACCTTACTGTTGAAACTAAACAGTGGGGTAAGAAATTGGTTAAGATGTATGATAAGAATCCAGAGTTTGGTATTCTTGGTGTTGCTGGAACCAAGTACATGGCAGAGACTGGTATGTGGTGGGAGAAGCGTAAGAAAATGTACGGTAGAGTTAAGCATACTAGTGAAGGTAAAAGTTGGTTGAACTCCTACAGTGCTGACATTGGTACTGACATAGAAGAAGTTATCGTTGTTGATGGTGTATTCTTTTCGTGTCATAAGGGGAGAATTAAACATGGTTTTGATGAATCAGTTGAAGGATTTCACTTCTATGATATTGACTTTACATTTAGAAACTATCTAGATGGTGTAAAGGTTGGTGTTCATACTTTTCTTAAAGTTAATCACCAATCAATTGGTGAAACTAATGATGAGTGGGAAGTTAATAGAAAGAGATTTGCTGAAAGATTCGCTAAGGTATTACCAATCAACATCAAAAGAGAATTTAGAAAAAACGAAAAGATAAAGGTACTTATTGGGTGTCTTAATTTTGCTAATTATACTGGTTCTGAATTATATGTTTATGAATTAGCTAAGGAATTAGTTAGCCAAGGGTGTGACGTTTCTGTGTGTTCAACACTTGGAGACCCAATAGCTAGAAAGGCACATGCACATGGGATTAAGTTATTTAATATTCAAGAACCACCAGGCTACAAATTAGGTGATGGTGAATGGGTACTTAACACACCTAACGGTCAAGTTAAATCAGTAAAGAATCACCTATACAAGATTCAAGATGTTCAATTTGATGTATTACATTTAAATCATAAACCAATTACTGAACATTTATTAAAGTTATACCCAGACACAGATACTATTTGTTCAATACATTCTGAGGTTATTGACCTTGAACATCCAATTATTAACCCGCAAATTAAAAAATACATAGCAATTAGACCAGAAATTAAAGACTTTTTAATGGAACGCTTCGAGATTGCTGAGGATATGATTGATGTGGTTTACAACCCAATTGACTATAAGCGTTTTAAAGTTGTTGAAAGTAAGAATGAGAAACCAATTGTTTTATTTGTTGGAACCTTAGATTACTTACGTGAAGAAACTCTTAGAGATTTAATATCAACAACTAAGGCTGACGGAAAAGAACTTTGGATTGTTGGGAAGGAAAATGGTGTGTTAGCTTCTGATTTAATTGGTGATAATGACCATGTTACTTATCATGGACCAAGTGGGTCTGTAGAAAAATTTGTACAGAAGTGTGATGAAACTGCTGGAATTCTATTAGGTAGAACAACTATCGAAGGTTGGTTATGTGGTAAAGCTGGGTGGATTTATGATGTAGATTCTTCTGGACACATCAAAGGTAAGGAATTACATCAAGTACCAGATGATATTGATAAATTTAGAGCAGATAATGTTGCTCAAGAAATAATAGAAGAGTATAAAGAAATCGTACAATGATTACAGCAATTTTAAATGGTTATAAAAGACCACAATTTCTTAAAGAACAAGTAGAGGCGATTCAAAATCAAACGGTGGAGCCAGCTGAGATAATGCTTTGGCAAAATAGTTCTGAGGGATTTGACCCAGAATTAACATCGAAATTGACTACAGCTTCATCAAATAAAAACTTTGGTGTATGGGCTAGATTCGCATATGCTTTAAATGCTAAAACTGAGTATATTTGTGTATTTGATGATGATACAATACCAGGTCCTATGTGGTTTGAAAACTGCCTCAATACGATGAAAAGTCATGAAGGTTTATTAGGTGGTATTGGGTTAGTTTATAACTCTGAAAATGGTTATTTACCAAACACTAGATTTGGATGGGCTAACCCCAACAACAAACCAGTCCAAGTTGATATAGTTGGACACGCTTGGTTTTTCAAACGAGAATGGCTCTCAACTATGTTTAGAGAATTACCACCAGAAGGTTTTAATGTTGTTGGGGAAGATATGCATTTTTCTTATATGCTTCAAAAATACTTAGGTATTAACACATATGTCCCACCACACCCAGAACATGCAAAGGAGATGTGGAGTAGCCTTAAGGGTTGGGAAATGGGAACTGAGAAAAATGGTTTATCATTGATTCCAGCTAATATTGAGTTGATGAATAAATATTATAAACATTTAATTGGAAATGGATTTAAGATAATAAATGCAAAGTAATGAAAGATTTTAAAGAGGATTTTAATAAATTAAAAGATAAATTAGTTAAGGGTGAGAATTTTGCCTTTGCTAGATTTTCTGATGGTGAATTACATACATTACAAAACAGACCAGTTGAATTAGCTGAAAACTTTTGGTCATTAGATGGTGTCCAACGTAGTGGATGGTATAATAAAGAAGAACAAAAAAAATTCATCCCAGAGGAACACCAATTCAACAGACAAAAATTAATAGATTCCCTACAATTTAAAAAGGATAATTACTACAAGGGTATTAGCTGTAGATGCTGTGTTGGTGATACAGATTTTAATTGGCAGTTAGATTTGCATGGTACTGATAATACGGATGAAAGTCTTACATGGGCAAATCTATGGAATAATGGTAACTATGAGAAATTCATGGATGAAATTGTACCGTTATTCAAGGATAAAGAAATTATAATGGTTGTTAATGAAATTGCAAAATTAAATGAATTACCATTCGACGTTAAGAAGAGTTTTAGAGTCGGGTCCAATTGTTTTATAAACGATTACTTTTTAGTGGATGTATTAAAGGATTATATTGAAAAGGAAGGTATTGAGAATCATGTATTTCTAGTATCTTGTGGTAGTCTTAGTAACGTCATCATTCACCAACTATATGAGGCGAACGATACAAACACATATATAGACATTGGAAGTACATTAAATCCATTAATGAAGATGGAAGGTTGGAAAGGTAGTAGAGCTTACCTATCTGAATATTGGTTAAAACAAGGTAGAAATTACTTAAATAAGAATTGTATATGGTAATGAATAATGGAAACATTCATGTTGAGGAATTAATTATTGGTGAGGGTACATTTATTGACCCATCAGCGAAGATTAGGGGTATTGATGGTGCTGCTAAGAGAGTAGTTCTTGGGGATAATGTTTACATTGGTCATAACGTTGAAATCATCTGTGATGATGTAGAAATAGGTGATTATAGTAAGATACACCATCATTGTAATATACACGGTTACAAACCATTTAAGATGGGTCATAACTGCTGGGTTGGTCAATTTACAATAATGGATTGTATTGGTGGTACAACAATAGGTAATAATGTTGGTATTGGAGCTAATTCTCAATTATGGTCACACATCCTTTATGGTGATATGCTTGAAGGTAATCGATTCATGTCCAATGATGAATTAAATATCGGCAACGATGTTTGGTTGGTTGGGCACTGCATTGTTTCACCAGTTACTATTGCTGATAAAGCAATGGCATTGGTTGGTTCTGTTATAACTAAAGATATGGAATATAATCATGTATATGCTGGGACACCAGCAAAGGATATAACTGATAAAGTAGGACCTCAGTTCAATCATGTAACAATAGATGAGAAAATGGATAAGATGGTTGAACACTTATTTGACTTCGATGCACACTCAACCATTAAAATTGTTGATAGTGTTGACAAATTTAATCTAGATGATGAATTATCTTACTTTGATGTAGACACTAGAACATATACCAAAAAAAGAACTAAAGATGAGGTGGAATTTATGAAATTCTTACTTCCAACAAAAGCTAAATTTACACCACATGGGATTTGATAGAAAGAAACACAACCCTTATAATATCGTAAAGATGTTTGAAGAATCAGTTGCTGAATACACAGGAGCTAAATATGCAGTATCTGTTGATAGCTGTACCAATGCATTATTCTTGTGTTTAATGTATCAAAAACACTTAGGTAATAACAAAGATGTTATCATACCTAGTAAGACATATTTATCGGTTCCACAATCGGTGATTCACTCTGGACATAATTTAGTATTTGATACATCATTCAAAACCAATAATTGGAGGGGGATTTATCAATTAGCTCCGTATCCAATTTATGATGCGGCTAAACGCTTCACTAGTGACATGTATATTAAAGACACTTTCATGTGTTTATCATTTCATATCAAGAAACACCTCAAGATTGGGAAGGGTGGGGTAATCTTAACTAATGATGCTGATGCTGTTGAGTGGTTTAAGACTGCTAGATATGAAGGTAGAAGTGAGAAATTATACCATGAAGATGATATTAAAATGCTTGGGTGGAATATGTACATGACACCACAAGAAGCTGCTCACGGTCTATCCCTAATGCAGAACTATCCAGAGCATGTTCCAGATTTAGGTGAAGATAACGGTTATAGAGACTTAACTGAGTTTACTGTATTTAAAAAATATGATAAAATATGATTTCTCATAAACTAAAAACAATAATAATTCACATACCTAAGACTGGTGGTAGTTCAATTGAAACCGTATTAGGGATGAAGGGAGTTCAACATTTAAATGGAGTTGTTGCCAAGGAAAGTTATTCAGACGTTTGGGATGATTATTTAAAGTTTACCTTTGTTAGAAATCCATGGGATAGGTTGGTTTCGATTTATCATTATTATAAATTTGGTTCAGAATCAGAGAATCAACACCTTAAGAAAACGATTCCAAATTCATTTAAAGAATTCGTGGTTGGTTTTTGTAATAGGGATAATCAATGGTATGATATATTAATTAAATCACAGAAATCTTGGATTACTGACGATAATGGAGAATTATTAGTTGACTATATTGCTAGATTTGAGGATTATAACACTGAGGTTAAAACAATTGGTAATAAAGTCGGAATACAGATTAATAATATACCACACCATAAAAAGAGTGATAGAGGGGATTATAAAGAATATTACGATAAGGAGACCATTGAATTGGTTAGAAACATCTTCAAAGAAGATATAGAATACTTTAATTATGAATACTAATTACGCAATTGTTGTTAACACACACTCATCGTCTAGAGATGTTTTAGATTTATTTCTAATTCAGTTAGAAAAATATTACCCAAACAATAAACTATATATATTCACTGATAATAGTGATGGTTTAGATTCTAAATACACACCTATTATATATAATAGTAATGATATGTTCAGAACACAATACTTACAATGTATTGAAGAAGTTTCAGAGAAGTTTATATTATATTTGAATGAAGATTATATACTATACGATAATGTTAATGTTGACAAGATAAATGATTATTTATCAATACTGGAAGAGAACCCAGAATTCTCATTTATTAGATTAGCTAGAGGACCAAACTTCACCAACGATAAATTTAATAATGAATTATACTTCCTAACTCATAAACAACCCCATTTTTATAGTCAAACAGCAGCAATTTGGAGGACTGATAGTATTAAAAAAATACATGAGATTGGACCAGACTTACACATAGGGGCTGGTGGTGCACAACACGGTCATTTTGAAGTGGCTGGAAATGATTTGTGTAGAGAATTAAATATGATTGGTTTATCATACTATAGTGGTGAAGCAAAGCGTGGGATGTATCATTATGATACTGATGTATTTCCATACATTGCAACCGCAATAATTAAAGGTAAATGGAATAAATCAGAATACCCTAAAGAATTACTACCATTATTAGATGAATATAATATCGACATAAAAAAAAGAGGGTATATATGAGAGTCTTAAAGGATTTATCACTTGAAATTAACGGGACTAATACCCATTTCTTTAGATTGGATGAATTATCTGATGAGGATGATGGGGAAAATGTTTTATTATATGGTTATAATAATTTAATTAATAATAATACTTTTAATCAAATTAAAGACTACAAAAGAAAAGTATATCTAAATGTAACAATGCCAACTGAATTTTGTAGTAAACAGAATATGGATTTAGATAATAAATTTGATGAAATTTATGGTATTTGTCCATATACTAATAGATGGTTGAATGAGGTTAAAGGTGTTCATAAATATAAAACTATCTGTTATCCATTTAATGAAATTGATATACCTAAAAATACCGAGAAAAAGTATGATGTATGTTATCACGGTGGGATACATGGTCCAACATATATACAATGCCTTGAAACCCTATCTAAATTTAATTATAGATACATGTCGATGACGACTGGAATTAATCCATTAACTAAACAAACAATAGGTAAATATGCGACAAATCTAAATCTAACCAACGAGGAAAAATTAAATTTGATTTCTGAGTGTAAGATTTCCATATGTTACAATACATTCCCAATTAGAGGTACCAAAGATATTAATAATATTAAAAGTCGAAAAGATTGGTCTAAGAATGAAGCCTTTAAACACATTGATGATTTAGGGATAGCACCTCAATTTAAATCTAGATTCAATGAAGCTGCAATGTCTAGAACACTTAATCTAATTCAAAGAGACCCATGGAACCTAGTAGAGGAATACTACACCGCTGGTGAGGACTTTATATATTTCGATTCTAATACTGAGTTAGAAGGTAAAATAAAAGATATCTTAAACAATTGGGATGACTACACACCAATCATTGAATCAGCTTATAAAAAATCTTTAAATTACTCAACACAAAACCTTTACAATATTATAAAAAATGGTTAACTTTAAACCATGAAATGTAAATCTTGTAAAAGTGAAAATTATAGTAGCATATTAGACCTAGGAGAACATCCTTGGTGTAATGATTTTCTAACCGAAGATAGATTAGGAAAAGAAGAAAAATACCCATTACACTTAGTACATTGTAATAATTGTGAATTACTACAATTAAACTACACCGTACCTAAAGAAGTAATGTTTAAAAATCATACGTACGTATCGTCAACAACCAAAACTCTTAAGAAACACTTCTTTGAGTTGGCAGTTGAGAATCGAGACCAATTTAATTTGGGTCCTAAAGACCTTATCTTAGATATTGGTGGGAATGATGGAACCCAATTAGTAGAATATACTAGGGCTGGTATGTATAATGTTTTAAATGTAGAATCAGCTGACAACATTGCACAGTTATCGAAGGATGCTGGTATCTCAACAATCAACGATTTTTTCAATGAAGAAGTAATCACCAAACATGAACTTGAGGGTAAGGTTAAATTAATCAATGCATCTGGTGTATTCTTTCATTTAGAGGAATTACATAGTGTTATTAGAGGAATCAAGAAAGCTCTTATGGATGACGGTGTATTTGTTGTTCAATTTATGTATGCTGGTACGATGGTTGAAAAGTTAAACTTTGATGGTATTTACCATGAGCACTTGTGTTATTACACACTTAGGAGTCTAGGGAAACTTTTAGAACCATATGGTCTTGAAATATTCGATGCTTACTATAGTGAAATCCATAGTGGTAGCGTTATTGCGAAGGTATCACATGCTAAGGCACCATTTATCTATACTAAGAAATATCAAAGGTATACTGACCTTAAAAAGTTGGATATGAAATACACTAAGGATGTGTTCTTAGATTTTGCGAAGACTGTTGAGGATAAGCGAAATGACTTGCGAGACATGTTAGTTAAAATCAAAGAAGAGAACCCAGATGCTAAGATATATGCATACGGGGCACCAGCAAAGGGTAATACGCTTTTAAATTACTTCAATATTGATAATACACTCATTGATAAGTGTGTTGAGGTTAATGACCTTAAGATTGGGCTTTATCTACCAAACACTCACATACCTATAGTTCGTGAGAGTGCTGATGATGTACCAGACTATTATCTTTTATTGGCACACAACTTTGTTGATGAGATTATAGAAAGAAATAAGGAACTGATTGAAGGTGGTGTTAAATTCATTATACCATTTCCAGAAGTCGAGATAGTTGAAAATGTTGATGCATGAGAATAGAAACTAATCACCCGAATGCTGTTGGACCAGACTTTGAAAATCCAATACAAGGGGCTGCACAAAATAATCACTCTAACCCAGTATACTTAGAGGAACTAAAACGAATCACCAACAAAGAAGACTTTTCCTATATGGATTTAGGTTGTGCTGGTGGTCAATCAGTAGTTGATGTCTATAATATGGGTAATGTTGCTGTTGGGGTTGAAGGTAGTGATTTATCTAAGATGATACAAATATCGAAAAATAGAATAAAACCACAACCTAGGTATATTGGTGATACCAGTAAACTTACTGAGGACATTCATGATAATTGGTTGAATCTTAAGGATAAGTGTCTCTTTAAAGCAGACATCACAAAACCATTCCAAATGTTTAACGATACTGGTGAACAAACGTTTGATGTTATCACCGCTTGGGATGTTTTAGAGCACCCGAAACCAGAAGATATACCTAGTGTTTTGAATAACATTAAGAAACATCTTAATGATGATGGTGTCTTTATCTGTCTGATTAATTTGGTTGAAGGTAAGAACCATCAATGTATTAAGTCTAATGAATGGTGGTTAAAGACCTTTAAAGAATGTGGTCTTGAAGATATCGGATTCGACTTTAACGCATCACCTAGACACACATATAACCCATTAGATACCAATGATATTGGGTTCATTCTAAAGAAAATAAAATAATTACAAATGAAAAAAGTTTTAATCACGGGTGGGGCTGGATATTTAGGTTCCACATTAACAGAATTATTATTAAATAAGGGTTATGCGGTAGACGTTTTAGATAACCTAACACTCAGACAAACATCATTACTACATCTTTGTTCAAATGAAAATTTTGATTTCATCCTCAAGGATGCAACAGATTTTGAATATCTAACTAGTATTGTTCCCAATTATGATATCATAATTCCATTGGCGGCAATTGTTGGTGCACCAGCATGTGATGCTAATAAGGAATTGGCAACAAAGTTAAATTTTGGTCACGTTAAGGTAATTGTTGATAATATGAGTGAAACTCAAAAACTACTAATGCCTAACACGAATAGTCAGTATGGTAGTTCGGAAGATATTATCACAGAGGATAGCCCATTCAACCCACTTTCACACTATGCTAAGACTAAATGTGATGCTGAGGACTACATCATGAATAGTGGTAATGGTATCTGCTTTAGATTGGCAACTGTATTCGGTGCATCACCTAGAATGAGAACTGACCTTCTTGTTAATGACTTTGTTTACAAATCAGTTGTTGATGGTTATCTAGTTCTATTCCAATCTCATTTCAAGAGAAACTATATCCATGTTAAGGATATCGCTAAGACATTCCTTTTCGGGATTGAGAATTATCAAAGATTAAATAATGATGTCTTCAACGTAGGTCTTTCAACCGCTAACCTATCTAAGATGGAATTAGGTGAGAAGATTAAAGAACACATACCAAGTCTAGTTATTGTGGAAAATGACTTTTCATCAGACTTTGATAATAGGAATTACATCGTCTCTAATGATAAATTAGAGAATTATGGGTGGAGACCTACACATACAATAGATAGTGGTGTAGTGGAGCTTATTAAGGCTTATAAGATGATTATTAAGTATAACAACAGAAACTTTACTAATCTATAATGAAAGTATTAGTAACAGGTATAAGTGGGTTTCTAGGTAGACACCTAAAGAAGAAATTAGATGAGTTAGGTTGGGAAGTATTAATATCTAACACCAAGGTGGCGAACCTTATGGATGATAAGAACTTACATGTTTATAATGATGTCAAATTTGATTATATCTTCCATTTAGCGGCACATACTAAGGCTGGTGATTGGTGTTTATACCATAAAGCGGAGCAATATGAAGTTAATGAGAGGATAAACGCTAACATCCTTAAGTATTGGAGTGACCATCAACCACAAGCAAAGATGATTGCTATGGGAACTAGTTGTTCATACTCACCAGATACCCTCATGAGTGAGGAAAATTATTTGAAGGGTGAGCCAGATACTGGACTTTATACGTATGCGATGACCAAGAGAATGCTTTTAGTTGGTCTTAAGTCGTATGCTGAACAATATGGATTGAAGTATATGTATTACGTTCCATCAACACTATACGGTACTGACTTTGAGTTAGATGATTCCCACTTCATATTTGATTTAATCAAGAAGATTTATTCTGGTAAGAATCATGGAACCGATGTTGAACTTTGGGGTGATGGTTATCAAAAGCGTGAGTTGGTTTACGTTAACGATGCGATAAATATTATGTTTTACACTTTACACTTAGAGAATAAAATCTTAAATTTAGGTACTGGGGTTGAATATACCATAAGGGAATACGCTCAAAGCATTTGTAACGCAGTTGACTATAATTCAGATGATATTTTTTACGATACCAGTAAATATGTTGGGGTGAGGTCTAAACGATTAGATACGACAGAGATGTTTAATTTATTACCAGACTTTAAGTTCACACCAATGGATGAAGCGTTATCAACAACAATAAATTATTATAAAGATAGAGTAGAAAATGATTAAACAAACAAATACTGAAAACGTTGGGATTGATGCCTCAGAAACTGTAGCTGGTTACCAACACCATGACGGTCTTCATTTCGAAGGTCCAACTTGTGACGCATTACATAATATGTTTGAAAATTTGTCTAAGGATATATTAGACAACTTCAAAGATGTGAAGTATGTTCTAGATGTTGGTTCGGGGGCTGGTCATTTAAGACATTGGTTATTAAAACTAAATCCAGATTTGGTTATTGTAACACTAGATGGGAATAAGGAAACTGTTAATAGTCCATTCCTCGACTTAGATAATCACTTCATATTAAGAACGGATGTTGATTATGAATTGGTTGATGAGAATGGTGAGAGAATTATATTCGATTTAATCTGTTCATTTGAACACTTTGAACACATTGAACCTAGTAGTTTTGATGTATTCATGAGTAATCTAATTAAACACTCTAAGTCAGATACATGTATAATTGCATCTGCGGCTAATTGGTTATATACGAAACCAGAGGAACGACATGTCCACTGTAACGTTAAGACTGGTGCGGAGTGGCACACATACCTAACAACCAACTTTAATTTAACTAAGATGGATGTTAAGATTTTAAATAAGGCAAACTGGGGTGGTAGACTAACGTCATGCTCCGAATTAATATATAAAGTAAATTAATATGAAACAAAGAAAATATTTACCAACACTATCTGAATTAGTAGATAGATTATCAATAACTCAACTTAAAGAGGTATTCATAACAGACCATAAAGAAGAATATGCAGATGAGATTAATGATATCGTACATGATATTCAACTTCACTTAGATGAAAATGAAGGGAAGATGACTGCTGAGATTATAAGAGCAATTGTGGTCCTATCTCAAATGAACTTACACATCTGGCATAATGAATCTAACTACCGTAAGGGTATAAAGGATGGTAATGACTTAGAATTAACACACGGATTAAACGGTATTCGTAATGTCGCTAAGAATAAAATTCAAGAAGCAGCTGGTGGTCGTAAAGATTATAAAATTGATTGTCTTGCAGCTGATTTTAAAGATTGGGAAGTTAGTTGGTAATGGGTAGGGTTTTAATTATTGGTGATAGTTGTCGTGACATTTACATTTATGGTAGATGTGATAGACTGTGTCCAGATGCACCAGTACCAGTACTAATCCCAACAAAAACAATTGAAAATGGTGGAATGGCTATGAATGTTTTTGATAATGTTAAGTCAATTCATGAGAATGTTGACATCATCACCAATAAAGAATTAATAACCAAGACTAGATATGTTGATGAGAAGACTAATCAGATGTTAGTTAGAGTCGATTCAGACAAATCAAGTGTTGATAAACTTAAGGATTTAATGTCTATAAGACTTCAAGATTATGATGTTATAATAATTTCAGATTATTGTAAGGGTTTTATTGGGGTTGAAGAAATTAAATGGTTATGTAATAATCATAAGAACGTCTTCATTGATACCAAGAAAATTCTAGGTGATTATTGCTTAAATGCAAAGATAATTAAGATTAACAAATTAGAATATGATAACAATGTAAAAGCTCATGTTGATATGAGTAAATTTAACCACAATTTAATTGTTACCATCGGAAGTAAAGGTTGTAATTACGAAGGGATTATTTATCCAGTAGAAAAGGTTGATATCAAAGATATGACTGGTGCTGGGGATACGTTCATGGCTACATTGGTTGTTAAGTATTTAGAATGTGGTGATATAACCAAAGCAATTGAATTTGCCAACGATTGTGCAACTATAATTGTACAACATAAGGGAGTAAATAAAATAGGTGATTTTATATGATATTAATAACATACGGGACTAGACCAGAATATATTAAAGTTAAACCATTAATTGATGAGATGACTAGGTCAAACATGACCTTTAAAACTCTGTTCACTGGTCAACACAAAGACATTGCACCTAAGGATGCTGACTTTAATTTGACCATGGTTGATTATGATGGTAATCGATTAGATTCAGTAATGAAAAATTGTTTAAGTATTCCAGATGAATGTTTTGAGGGTATTACACATATACTAGTACAAGGTGATACCACATCAGTTGTTGGTTTAGCCATAGCTGCAATGCATAGAAAGATTAAGGTAGTTCACTTAGAAGCTGGACTTAGAACTGGTGATGTCGAGAACCCATTTCCAGAAGAGAATAATAGAATGATTGTTTCAACAATTGCTGATTTACATCTTTGCCCAACTAAGTTAAATCTTAAAAATCTACGCAACGAAAATATTAGTGGTTCTAAGATACAAGTTGTTGGGAATACGGTACTAGATAATCTTTTACCATATAAAAAAGATTGTGAATACACCAATAAGGTCTTAATTACAATGCATAGAAGGGAGAATCATAAGCAAATGGGTGAATGGTTTAACGAATTAAATGATATTGCTGCGGTACACCCACACTTAGAGTTTATTTTACCATTACATCCGAATCCTAATGTTCAAAAACACAGGAAAAAATTAAGTAGTTGGGTTAAGGTTGTTGAACCAATGACTCACGATGAGTTAATTAAAACATTAGTTAAGTGTAGATTGGTTATTACAGATAGTGGTGGTATCCAAGAAGAATGTTCATTCTTTAATAAGAAGGCATTGGTTTGTCGAAAGGTAACCGAACGACCAGAATCAGTTGGTCTTACTAGTTTCATGGTTGAGGAACCAAAAGACTTAAAAGGGTTGTTTGATAAACACATAAATAATTATGACGTAACAAGTGAATCACCTTATGGTGACGGTATGTCATCTAAACGAATTTGTAAAATTTTTGAGAGATATGGGATTGGGTAAATGGATAAAGAAACAACTTACTGCTGTTGCATTAGCAACAGGTAACGTTGAAGAGAACATGTTATCACAAGGTGGTGATAGTGAGTCTGGTGGTGGGTCTTCTAAAGAACGAAGACATAACCAAGGAACACTTGCCGATGCATTGTCTAGAGGTGAAATAAACCAAGAAGTTAGAGACCTTAGATGGAGAATGTATAAGGTTTTAGATGAGACTGAAAAATTTGAAAATGAGAAAAGAATCAACGTCATTGGATATGAAGATGATGGAACCCCAATTGTTGAAACTGTTGGTAGTCGAAAGAAAGCTGGGATGGCTAAGATAAAGATTGATGAATATGATGATTACGAGTTAGAAATAGTTGTTAATAATGATTCGGTTATGACTGACTCATTAGATTTTGATATTAAAGAACTTTCACGTGAAGAAATTGAAAAGACAATACAAATAACAGAAAACCCAGATACAGGTAAACAAGAGGGGCAAGCAACTATAGGAGAGATAAGTCGTGCTGGTTATGAATCAAGTAATAAAACAGAAAGAATGATTTCTTGTACTAGAGAATTTAGAGCTAAGTTTGAACTTGAAATGTTTACTAAAAAGATGAATGTTAGAACCATTTCTGAAACTGAAAAATTACTAGAGTTTTACGTATCTAAATACGCCAACCCAGATGATAGAAAATCTAAACTTTTTATATCTGAGGTAAAGAAAGCGATGAAGAATCCTAGAGTTGCTGATTTCTTAGACATTTCAACAGTCGATTTTGTTTCATATAATACGATAGGTGTTATGGACTTACATGATTTTGAATATAAGATTACAGGATTTGATAAGTTGATTGAATTTGATGGTTATTATGTTATCAAATTTAAGAGTGAGGTATTAAAGGATGGAGTTAGTCTTATTGAACAATTCAGAGAAGATGAACTTGATGAACGATACAAGAATAAAGAAAGAAAAAAGGGTAGATAATATGAGGAAGAAGAAAACGCCTACAAAACAAGCTAATGAGGAAAGTGTATCAAAGGAAACCCCAACAAGACACAGACTTAAATGTAAGAATCATAAACAAAAAGATTTCTCTAGGTTAATCACTGAAAAAGAAATTATATTTGCAATTGGACCAGCTGGTGTTGGAAAGAGTTATGTTGCGATTGCTAGAGCAATTGAAACCCAGCTGTTGAGGCTGAGGAAAAATATGGTTTCATGCCTGGTGACCTTCGTGAAAAGTTAGACCCATTCGTTGGTCCTTCTTTAGATATCGTAGATAAAATCATGGGTATTAAGAATCGACTTGGATTAGAAAAAGACGGTGTTATATCTGTTGGTGCCTTGGGTTTCATTAGAGGTAAGAGTATTGATAATACCATACTTGTAATGGAAGAAGCGCAAAACATGTCCCCACATCAAATGAAAACACTCCTTACTAGAATTGGTTACAATTCAAAGTTCATCATATCTGGTGACCTTGACCAATCTGATAGATACAAGAATTATAAAGATAGTGGTTTATATGATGGTATTAAGAAGCATAAAAATATAGAACAAATTGGGTATATTGAATTCAGTGAAGATGAGATTGTTAGAAACCCATTGATTTCTAAAATACTTAACAACTATAAACCAACAAGTCTCAATGGTCGTGACTATTCTAATGTAGACTTTGATAAGGTTATAGAAAGAGTAAACATTGCAACCACAATAAAAAAGAATAAAAAGAAAAAACCTAAATTCCTTAGAAAACTCACTATCTGGTTTAGAAAGAATTTTAGATGGTAAGGTTTACTTACAGACTATTATTAATATAATTAACATATGAAAATTGGAATAACACTTAACGAAGTCCTAAGGGACTATATTGGACAATTTGCCTATACGTACGAAAAGTATCATGATACAGGACGTGACGAAGAAGGTAAACCAATAGAATTTGACCTTACGAAATACCCAATCACAGATTTTAATCTTATGAATCACGAATTGGTTAATTTCGAAGATGAGCGTGAACTAAAAAAGTTTCTTTATTTAGAGGCACCTCTAGAGGTCTTTGGTCAAGGCGACCAACAACACCCTAACATGATGACCCACCTTAATCAATTCCTTATGGAGATGAAGGATGAAGAAGAGCATGAGTTTGAGATTGTTAGTCGTGAAGCGGCTGGTAGTATCCCAGCAACATTCTTTTTCTTATCTAAGACTCATTGTAAAGCGAGTAATTTTAGATTTGTAACAGCTTATGCTGACAAATGGGATGGTCTTGATGTATTAATCACTGCATGTCCAGTAGCTCTTGAAGCGAAACCTTCTGGTAAGATATCGGTTAAGGTTAACTCACCATATAATAAAGATGTTAAAGCAGACTTTGAAATTGATGACCTTATGGAATTCATGAATGATGAGAAACTTAGAGAGACTATCTTCGGAACCAAAACAGCTGACTATGAAGAGTTATAATGAGGGTATGATAAGTTTAGGTGATAAGAATTATATCATCGATTTAGAAAAATACACCAATATAGTATCCAACGGTAGTGATAACGATATGGCTACTGAAACGGAAACTGAAAAAATTACCACTAATGATGCTGGTGGTCAGAAATCAACTTCAACAAGTGTGATGACTAGAGAATATGAAAAAACACAAGTTATTGATGGACCAAAGTATGATGTCCTAAGAATGTGTTTAGAGGTTTTACTAACATATAATGAAGAAATTGATGAGACGTTAGGTTTTGAAAGAGCATTAGCGAGTACCACAATTCCATTTAAAATAGCGTTTAATACGTTACTTGGATTTGGGGTATTAACAGAAATTGATGAAGAATAAAAATAAAAAATAAAAAAAATGGAAAATAAAACACCAGAAACACAAGTAGCAGAACTCCTTGCAAAAATAGATAGCAAAGATTTCTCATTTTACTTTTTTACATTAGATACATTGGGTAACCCAGTAGCTAGTGTTGCTAACATTTATGAGCACGTTAAAGTGTTAAATGAATTAGGTTATAAGGCATATATCATGCATGAGAAAAATAATTATCGAGTACGTGGAAACGAAGAAGGTATGGGTATCTCAGATTGGTTAGGTGAGGAATATGCAAATCTACCTCACGTTTCAATTGAGGCACAACAACTAAACGTATCACCAACAGATTATATTATAATCCCAGAGGTATTCTCTAATGTAATGGACCAAGTTAAGGCTTTCCCATGTAAGAAGATTGTTTTTTCACAATCATATGATTACTTGTTAGAGTTATTACCAATTGGAAAGAGATGGCATATGGATTATGGTTTTAGTGATGTAATTACAACATCACATAAACAAGCTGATTATATTAATAGCCTGTTTCCTGGTATGAAATCACATATTGTACCTGTTGGGATTTCTGACTCGTTCAAAATGAATGATAAACCAAAAGAACCTATCGTGACAATCTTAACAAGAAATCACGGTGATGCACAAAAAATAGCAAAATCATTCTACCTTCAATATCCAATTTACAAGTTTGTAACATTCAAGGAACTTAGAGGTCTTCCAAAAGAAGCATTTGCAAACGAATTAACCAACTCTTGTTTAGCAGTATGGATTGATGACCCATCTGGGTTCGGAACATTCCCAATTGAGGCTATGGAGTGTAACACACCAGTAATTGGTAAGATTCCTAACATGATTCCAGAATGGATGGAAGAAACATCAGATAAGGGTGAAACTACACTTAAAAATAATGGTGTTTGGACAAACACAACACTTAATATTCCAGAATTAATTGGAACATATATGAAGGTTTGGTTTGAAGATTCAGTACCACAAGGTTTATTAGATGGTATGGCAGAAACTAGAGGGACTTACACATTAGAAAAGCAAAGAAAAGCTATTGAGGAAACTTATGGAAACATTGTTGCTTCAAGAAGAGAAGAAGTGGTTGCTATGGTACCTAAAGAAACTAACGTAGAAACAAAAGCATAATTATGGAAAAGAAAACAAACAAAAAGGCTACAGCTAAGAAGGCTACAGCTAAGAAGACTACAACCAAGAAGACAGCAACCAAAAAAGTAGCAGTTAAAAAGAAAACAGTCAAAACAGATATTTCAGTATTATTACCAGTTCACGAATTAACTGATGATACGAGAACTTTATTTGCTAACGCAGTAAAGAGTATTGAAGACCAAATGACTAAACCAGATGCAGTTTTAATCATTGTACCTAAAGGTAGTGATGTATTTAAAGAGTTAAGTAAGTATGATTTTGGTGCGATTAAGAGTATTGTTACTATTGTTGAAAACGATGGTAAGACTGATTTCTCATCTCAAATTAACTTAGGGGTTGAAGTTGCTAAAACTGAGTGGGTATCCATCTTAGAATTAGATGATGAATACGCTAAAATTTGGTTTAAGAATGTTGTGGAATATAGAGCAGCACATTCAGATGTGGATATGTTCTTACCATTAATTGTGGATGTAAATGAGCAAACTCAATTCATTGGACTTACCAACGAGGCTGTATGGGCTCAAAGTTTCTCAGAAGAAATGGGTATCCTTGATAATGGAGCATTACTTACATATCAGAACTTCAACATTGATGGTTCAGTAATTAAAAAATCATTATTCGAAGACTTCGGTGGTCTTAAATCAAATATAAAACTTACATTCATTTATGAGTTCTTACTTAGAATGACATTCAAAGATAATAAGATATTTGTTATTCCTAAATTTGGATATAAACACCTTAATCAAAGAGTTGGTTCCTTATTCCATTCTTACAAAGCTGAGTTAGACCCAGTAGAAAGTAAGTGGTGGTTATCACAAGCTAAGAAAGAATACTATTTTGAACAAGATAGAGTTGTAGATTACGAAGAAACTAACTAAATGGGAAAAGCTGAAAACAAACCCAATTCTGAACCTAAAAAAAGGGGTAGGAAAAGGAAAAATGATTTGTATTTCGGTCCAGAGCAAGAAGAAGCGGTAGTTAGATTTTTAGAATCTGACGACCAAATAGAGAGAAACATGATTTATAATAAGTTTCTGTATCATCCAATCAATAAAATGGTTGAGTCGATTATCAGAACTTATGGTTTACATAGAAAGGGTATCAGCTTTGAGGAATCACATACTGATACAATTTCATTTCTAATAACCAAGGCGGCTAAATTTGAGCCGTCAAAGGGAAAGAAAGCTTACTCGTACTACGGTACTATAGTTAAAAATTATTTGATAGGAATACTCCAGAAAGACGATAGAAATTTAAAACAATTTGCGTCCTTCGATGAGAACTACGAAAGGTTAGAATCAAATGGTAATTTAAGTTATTCACTAGACGGTAACGGTCTTAATATGAAGGATTTTATTAATAAAATCATCATTGAGGTTGAAGCCGAAATGTTGGACACTAATCCAGACAAGAAAAAATTAACTGACAATGAGATAAAGGTCGGTTATTGTCTAATTGATATCTTAGAACAATGGGAAACCGTTTTCGATGATATGAAGGGTGGTGCTAAATACAATAAAAACCAATGGCTCGAAACCATGAGGAACTGTTCTAGACTATCAACTAAGGATATTAGAGTGTCTATGAAAAGATATAGAATACTCTATGATATATTAAAATTTGATGGTCTTGAAGACGGGTTTGAGGAAAACCCATATGGTTGATATTTATTAATAAAGGAATATTATGTCTATGAGGGAAACCTCAATAAAACTAATAATTATTAAAAACTATAAATTTTGCCAAGAAAAAAGAAACAACAAGTTAAAGTTAACAACTCCACTTCATTAGAAGGTCTAATGCAAGAGGTATATAATGATGCGTGTTCACAAATAACTGACGCACAGAAGACTATTAATGTTATCGATGCATCTACTACCCCAGAGGACGTAGAAGACGCTTCAAAGATAGCTAAGAGTAAAACTGATGCACAGAAGGTTAAAGATTCTGCTATCAAGATTAAACTAGAGGTTGCTAAACTTCAAAGTGATATCATTAAGCATAGTGGTAATGTAGACAAGGCTGTTGACGAAAGGTCGGAAGGTAAAGCTAATTTAGAAGACTTCAAGAGTATTAGAGAAATGCTTAATAAAGACCAAGATATACAAGATAATAACGAGCAAGATAAAAACTAATACTTATGGGGATAATTGACCAAAAAAGTGATGTATTTGGTAACATTGCCGCTGCAAGAGTATTGAGTGAAGGGTTACCAGATTTAAATTCACTTACATCATCTTTCCCATCAATAAATAATGATGGGGATAGCGTTGCATTCTTAGTTGACCTATTAAAGTCATTAATTGGTCTTGAAGACTTGCGTGAAGTTATTGTTGATACCCTATCCTTTAATCTAGATGAGATGGAGGAAAAAATTAAAACCGTAATGAAACAATCCCTTAAGGAATTGGTTAATTGTGGTGTTGACCCATCTATCCCAGCGTATATAAAATCTAGTGGTGTAGGTATTGTCACTGAGGTTAATAAAATTGATTTTTTTGATGTACTAAAAACCAATCCAACTACAACTGAGGGTGCCTTTATATACACAGATACAACAGCAAACCCATTAACAAATAGTACCGATTATAATACATTTTTATATGGTACAATACAAAATGAAGGTGTTCCAGAAACTTGGGGAAATTCACCATCCATCTTTGATATAAGATTTGATTCGGTAAATGTGGACCCAACACCCAACAATACACTTACATTTAACGCCAATAGTGATTTTGATAATAAGAAGTTAACTGAGTTTAACAATACTTTCATTGATTCTATTGATTTATTTGATGCTAAGAATTTATTAAATGGTATTTTAGATGCTATATTTGGTAGTATATCAGTCCAACTTAATAAGACTACAAAACAATTAACTAAAGAAGAACAAATCAAAGACATTATCAAGTCTATTATAAATGCTGATGACGATGATGTGATTGATGACTCTTTCTTTACCTTTACTAACGAAGAGATTGCAACACAAGAAGAGTCTGCAACTCTTAGGCAGAAGGGTATTAAGGTTATTGAATCATGTGGTAGATTACCCGTTAGCATATCACCAAATACGATTGTTAATATAAATAATGAAATTAGTGGTGCAACAACAAGTCAAGAACAAAAGGTAGCTATTGATAATGCTATCAGTAATGCATCTAGTGAGATAGGTGGTCAAGCAAGTAGTAGTAAAGATACCCATACACTTGAATTAAATTTTATTGAGAATCTAATCGAGAACCTAATAACTAGTATTGTTAGCTTCATTCTTTCACCTAAAATTATTAGTATATTTTTAATAAATTATAAGATAGTTTATGGTCCAAATGAAACCTATACAAATGCTATTGATTTCATGAAGCAAAATAAAAATCTTATTAAGGTAGTTGCAGATACAATTAGAAATGAAATTGTTGAGATATTATTAACCAAAGCTTTAAAAGAAATAACGATTTTAGTTGGGGTTTCACAAGGTGAAATACAAAAAGAAAAGGGGAAGGCTAAAGTGGCTCAAATACTAAGTCTTGTGGGTGTTCCACAAGAAGTGATAAGAATGATACAAGGATTATAATGAGTAATAAAAAAAGTACACAGAAAGCTGGACCAAAATCATCGGTTGACATGGGGTCTATTAATAGTATTATTCAGATAATACTTGCAGCATTTACTATGCCGCAAGAACCAGTAACTCCATTACCACCACCATTGATTATGATTGGTGGGAGTATGAGAACTGGTATGAGCTCTAAACAGATTGCTTCTAGGGTTATATCTAGACAATCAGAGGCTGGAGCACCGAGTGGTGATATTTGGGGTGATGGTGAGAACCCAATGGAAGGTTTAATTACTATTATGTGTGAGGAAATGGTTAGTTCGATACAAACTGAGGCTAAGGTTGATATTGTGGTACCACCTGGTATTTCATTAACTGGTGTTGGTGCTGGTAACTACGGTGCCCCAGTAATAATACAAGGTTATACAACCAACTATAAAGAGGCGAACGGAATAATTAGATAATGTTATGAGTAGATTAGAAGAAAAGTCAAACAACGAAATATTACTTGAAATTAAACAATTACAGGTAGAACATGAAAATCTTAAACTAAGTTTAGTTAAGGATTATGATACAATTGAAGCACTTAAAGTTAAGATGAAGAAAGATTTTGCTAAGTTGGAAGATATTGAATCTAGATTCAATGAGGATAATGCAATAATTGTTAAGAGATTAAAAGGTGAGGTATAATGTATTTTAACGGAAAATATACACGTAGTGGTGGTAATGCTTACCAAGGTCCAAATGGGATACCTCTAATTAGAAGGGGTATTGTAACCTCTATAGTGGATAAAGATGATGCTGGTAGAATACAAGTTAGGATTCAAGGAACCGATAAGGATGATAATGATGACAATACTAACAAAACTATTATTGCTTTTCCAATGTTACCTAAACACCTTAATATCGTACCAAAACTTGAAGAAGCAGTTCTATTATTTAGTTTTAATAGTGATGATAAAACCATAGACACTATGTATATGGGACCAATTGTGAGTCAACCACAAGACTTGTATGATGCAGACCATCAATTAGAAGCTTGGAATGCCTTTTCATTCGGTTCAAGGAAATTAGGACCAGCACCAACACAAAGGAGAAAAATTAAGGGTGGTTATCCAGATAAGGCAGACATAGCTATTCAAGGAAGAAAGAATTCAGATTTAATCCTTAAAGATGATGAAGTTCTTATTAGGGCTGGTAAATTTGTATTCCCAGAAGATAACGCTAATAATAGTCGTAGTGATGATGAATTTGATAATAAATTAAATTATAAGTTTAATTCAAGAACTCAAGGATTTATCCAAGTTAAATATAATGCTCAAATAAATGTTCCAGAGGATGAAAATGACTCTAAAGAATTTGGTACGATAACTAATGTAGTATCAAACAAGATAAACTTATTAACACATAAAGAGGGTGAACCTAGATTCAATTTAACCAACCAAGATAACTTGATTAGTGATAAAGAAATGCAAAGGATTTTAGAGGAAGCACACCCATTGGTATTCGGTGATAAACTTCTTGAATTTCTTGAATTGGTTAAAGTTGCTGTTGGTAATCATAACCATAAGTACCCAGGTCTACCAGCACACTCCGAAGGTCAATCTGACGCTGCTGTTGCAATTCAAAATATGAATGAGTATGATTTAGCTCAAATATTATCTAAAAACATACGTATTAACTAACATTTATAGGTATTTATAATAAAAGAAGAAGATGGTAGTACGCACTTATTTTGATAAAAACAATACAATAGTATATAACAGTTTAACTAATACTGGACTAAACCCTGTAACTGAATTATTTTACGGTGGGACTGGTGCTGCTAATCAGTACAGTAGATTTTTATTCTATTTCGATGAAACTACCCTAAAAACTTTATATACTGGTGGTACATACGCTGACATCACAAAACTTAAACACACACTTAATTTAACCAACACTGGTGCCTTTGACTTAGAACTTTTAGGTAGTACAACATGTGATGGTAAAGATAGAAGTTGTTCATTTGACCTTATTTTATTCTCAATGGACCAAACTTGGGATGAAGGATGTGGTTATGATTATGGTGACTGTAACTTCATAGGTGGTGGTTCATCTACTAGTTCAGCACCATCTAATTGGACTGAGGCACAATCATTAGTACCTTGGTCTGGTGGTAATGGTACATATACTGGTAGTACAACAGCATTAGCAACAATACACTTTGATAAGGGTAATGAAAATATTAGTTTAGATATTTCTGATATCGTAAACGGATACTTAACGGGTGATACAAATTACGGATTAGGTATTGCATATTCTAGACCATTCGAGGTTACTGATACTGTAAACCCACAATATGTTGGGTTCTTTACAAGACACACGCAAACATTCTATGAACCATATGTAGAAACTGTATACGATTGTCATATTAATGATGATAGGTCAAACTTTTATTTAGATAAGAATAATAAACTTTATTTATATGTGAATATAGGAGGTGAACCAACTAACCTTGATTCTCTACCAACTGTACAGATTAAGGATGATAATGATGTTGTATATTCAAGTATTACCAATGTAACACATGTAACAAAGGGTGTTTATTGTATTGATGCAATCATCCCTTCATCTAGTGCTACTACTGACTGTGGTATATTCACTGACGTATGGAGTAATATCACCATCAATGGTGTTACTAGACCAGATATTATACTAGATATTCCTTTGGTTGATGGTAATGAATATTACAATATTGGTGATAACAATAATTCACCTAAGAAGTACGCTTTCAACGTATCTGGTATCAGAAGAGATGAGAGAATCAAAAGGGGTGATATTAGACGTGTAAATGTATCAGCTAGAATCCCATACACAACCAACCAAACAGAATTGGTAAACGGTATGCAATACAGACTTTATGTTAAAGAAGGTAGAAATGAATTAACAGTAATTGACTTCCAAGATGTGGAGATGTCAAACAATGCTAATTACTTCTTACTACACACTGAGAGTCTTATCCCTAACACATATTACTTAGACGTTAAGGTATCATCAAACAATGAAGTAACAACCATTAAGGATACTATTTCATTCGACATTGTAAGTGAAAGTAATTTAAGAATTTCACAATAATATGAGCACAAAAAAAAGATTAATAGAAGTAGCAAATAAAAGACTCCTAAATGAGAGTCTTCCATCACCAGTTACATTTACTGAACATGAGGTATTAGGTATGTTATGTGACTTAATCGATTACGACTTAGGTGGTAAAGAAGAAATGCCACCACAATTAATTAAAGTCTTTCAAGATGGTCTAAGAAAAAAAGGTAGAAATCTTGATGGTCCGAATAACACACCAGACGGGGCTTACATGTAATCACCCAAAAATAATTTAATTTTTTACTTGACTTATTTAAGTGTTGTAGTATATTAGTGCAAGTTAACTCTAGTATTAGTCTTGAGTCATTCATTTGGCTTTAGAACTTTTTAGGAAGTAAAAAGATTGGTACGATAATAACATATATTAAAAAGTAAATTATGTACAAACAAACAAAACAAGGGATACCTACGCCCACAGCTAATCTAGCTATCAACAAAAGTAGGATGAAAGTTTATGGTAAGAATTCAGAAGTCCCAACTTACTATCTAACAAAAGGGCAAGAGTTCCAAATCGAACTATTTAATCCAACTAAAGACACAATCTTAGCAAAGATTTCCCTAAACGGAAAACCAATCGCACAAGGTGGGCTTGTTTTAAAGCCAGCACAGCGAGTTTTTCTTGATAGATACATCGATGTAGCAAGAAAGTTTAAATTCGACACGTACGAGGTTGCAAACACGTCTGAGACGAGAAAAGCAATTGAAGACAATGGAGATTTTAATGTGGAGTTCTATAAAGAACTTAGTATCACCCACACATCAACCTTTTTAGGTGGTGGTAATACTACTACTTGGTATAATTATCCACATACTCTTACCAATACATTTGGTGGTCCGAATATAAGAGAAAATACTGGTACTAAGCGTAGTACATTCAATTTAAGTGCTGACAACATCAACACAAATTATCACGCTACTGATGTACCATTAATGGGTGCTATTAATGATGGTACACTTGGTTTAACTTCAATCTCTAATACAACAACCACCAACGGTGAAGTTACTTTGGATTGGATGGACCAAGAATATAGTAGAGAAATACTTAATAGTCCACTTAGGGAAGTTAAGACTTCTACTAGAGACCAAAAAGAAAGTGGTCGTTCACAACTTAAGAAACGTTTAAAATCTAAAAGGTCTAAGAAGTCAATTGAGACTGGTAGAGTTGAGATGGGTTCTAGTTCTGACCAAACACTTGAAACGGTATATATGAACTGGGAAAGTTCTCCGTTCCATACCATTAAGTATAAGATGTTACCACTATCACAAAAGGTTAATACGGTTAATGACGTACAAGTCAAAAGATACTGTACCAAGTGCGGTAATAAACAAAAACCAAATTTTAAGTTCTGTCCATCTTGTGGAACTAGAGCTTAATAAAAACTAAACTAAAGAGTTAACTATAATTAAACGGGATTTGCATTGCATTTCCCGTTTTTTATTTGTATATTTATATAAAATTGAATATTATGAAAACTAAAGAATCATTTATTGTTAACGAATGTATTTCAGCAATCAAAGCCTTAGCTGATAAAAACCCTAACGATATGTCATTAGGTGCAGAAATTAGAGCATTTATAAATTCATTAAAAAAAGATAAATAATTATTTGTTTTATTAAAAAGTATTTCGTATATTTGTAATCTAAATAATTAATTAACAATTAAAATTATGGCAAAAGTAACACACAAGCAAAGAGTATTAGATTCAATGCAGAATGGAAGAACAATTTCTCCATGGTATGCAATCAATGAATTAGGTAATACTAGATTGGCTGCAACCATCTTCTCATTGAAGAAAGATGGACATGAGATTACTACTGAGGTTGTAGAAGGAGTAAATAAATTTGGTGATAAGATTCATTACGCTAAATACAAATTAGTTAAACAAGCATAATGGATAGAAGTGAAGTATATGAAGTAATCGATACTGAAAGAGATTTTCAGAACGAAATGACTTTAAGAGATGACCGTCCAGATATGATTAAGGAACTCCATGTTGGAGATACATTATCTGCTATTCAATATAACCTTGACTTAGCTAGAAAGGCTTGGTATCACGGTTCTGAACCACATGAGGGTGCAATGGAATACCTTAGAAAGATTGCTGGACTATGTGTTCAAGCTGGTGAGAACTATGAAATGCCTCTAAGACACCCTTATATATCACCTAGTGATGTAGGAATGTAATAAACACAAAAAAGCCCTAACTTTCGTTAAGGCTTTAGTGTTATATTTTATATAAGATACTACTATCTTAATTCATCAATGTTAAAGTGAGGAACACCATCACATCTTACGTGTCCGTAGAATCTGTTGTTTACCACTTTCTTAGCATAACGAGTCATAATACCCTTCACTGGAGCGAAGTTGAACGGGTTATACATTGTAGGTGTCAATTGTAATGGCACATATGGAGCATAGATATACCCTGTGTCAAGAAGTGACTTTCCTTTATGACCGATAATCATAGAGTACCATGGAGAATACGGGTCAGCGTATACTTGGAATCTACCACCAAGAGAACCGATTCTTTCGATACCCATGTTATATTGGTCTTGCTCTGGAGAAGCATCACTTACGTGGAAGTACTCCAAATCATTGAATACAGCAGAGATTTCAGAAGAAACAACGATGTAGTTTGCACCACCTCTTAATGTCGCTTTGTGAATTTGCGCTGATAATTGGTTAACTTTAGTGATTAAAGTTTGGTTCCAATCCTTCTGTGTGTAAGCGTTAGACGCTTGAGAAGTCTTTCTCCATCCATTATAATCCCATCTAAGAGTCCAAGCAGCAGCTTTTCTAAGGTCTCTCAAGATTTCTCTATCAATCTCAGCAGCAACTTGCTCTGATAACATAGCCGTTAATTCAGCCTCAGCATCAATGTTGTGGAATGCACTAACATCTTGCGCTAATTCTGGAGACCATGTAGCTCTTAATTTTCTTTCTTCAACTGAAACAACAACTTCATCAAGTTTGAAAGATACCTCTCCCATTTCTGTTTCTAATTCAAGACTAGCATAAGTTGCCCATGAAGCGTCAAACGCTGTAGAAGCATAAGTAGATGCTGTAGACCCAACGTAACCGTCGAATGTAGCAGTACCACCTTGTGCAACTGGGTGACTCATATCTAATTCTATATATAACTCACCAGCAGCGTCACAGATATCGTCATAAGTAACGATTCCTTTACCATACTTTTGAGTAACTAATCTAAATGGTACCTCACCAGCAGCTGGAACGATAACGTTACCATCTGGGTCAGTAAGTGGCAATGCAGAAGTAACTTTAAGAGACGCAAGGAATCCTTCCGTGTCCATTTCATTACCATCTGGTCCAGTTAATCTACCTTTATTAGTTGAAGAGAATCCAGAGATTCTTAACATAACATTTCTGTATGAACCATCAGTAGATGCAGCTGGTGAACCGTTTTCAGAGAATTCTCCGTTTGAGTCCATTGCTACAGGAATAGCATCCATTATAGTAATAGTAGCAGTTCCTTTAGAGTTATCGAATAATCCATCATTATAATAGATATCGTATAAGTTCTTAGCTTCATACTGAGTTACAGTACATAAAGCGTTAACGCAATCTGGAAGTTGGTCACCCATTCCTGTATGTGCAGAGAATACTGCATCAGAATGTACGTTACCAGCCGCACCAGTTGAATCAACTCTTGAAGACGTTTGAGGTACGAAGAAGAACAATTTACCGATAGGCATGTTCATTGCTTGTACAGAAACGATATCGTTTGCTAACAACTTAGAGAATACTCTTCTTACGATTGGGAATACAACTGTCTCGAAAGAACCAGATGAATCAGCCGCAGAAGTAGCTTCGTTTAATAGGTAAGAAGCTTCGTTCTCATATAACTGAGCGATGTTCTCCTTAACATGACCTTTAAGACCTTCTAAGAATCCTAAAGAGTTCCACTTTTGTTGGGTTTGTTGACGGATAGCCTTCATGTGGTTTAATCCGATGTTTCCAATTTGCCCAGAATTTAATAATTGTGAATTTGACATTTTATTTTATTTTTGTTTATTTTATTTTTAATATTTGTCCTTGTTCTCTACACGAGAAATAAGGTCCATTATTCTTTTAGTGTCCTTGTCTACATATGCAGTACTTTCATTTAATTTTGAAGTACTACTTGATGCTTCCTTGGAAATTTTCCCTTCTATTGATTCGTTCATTGGTTGTTTATTACCTAATTCCTTTTCAATAGACTTGAATAGTCTTTTTGACTCTTGAATGCTTGATACTTCTTCATCGAATCTTTCGATAATGTTTCTCTTTTCATCTTTAGTTGTAGAATGCTCAGTAAATAATCTAGTTACATTTGTAAGATTAGTATTGAATACAACAACTTGTCCTAACATTCTTCTTTGCTCTTGTAAAGTTTCAGCCATTTGTGTAGCTCTACCTTTAAGTGCTTTAGCTTCCTTAAGTAGTTTATCGTAATCTTCTTTAGAAACGAATTTAGATTCATTTGCACCACCTTTTACACCTGTAACTCCCTTCGCACCTGGTGCTACTGGTTGTCCGATGTCAGCTTTAGCTGGCACTCTATGTGCTTCACCTTGTCCCTTAGGGATAGCTTCTTCGATAGTTTCTTCTGTTACAGTTTCTTCTTCCGTTACAGTTTCATCTTCATTTACGTTTTCATCTTCCATTATGTGTTCTCCGTGAGCATCACCAGTTCCGTTTTGACCATTATCGTCAAAACCACCTTCAAGATTATCACCAGCCCAATTGTCTTCATTTTCATTTCCGACAGGTGCGCTAACACTTTCTATGTTTTCCATTTCATCTATTGCTATTTCGTATACAACTTGTGATTCATTCACATCGTAACTTTCTTCGTAAGTTTCCTCTTCTTCCTCTTCTTCTGAATCCTCACCAGCGGTAAGTTCATATTCTGAGTCAGCTTCTGGTTCTGCATCCATTTCTGGTTCTGCACCCACTTCTGCGTCCATTCCCATTTCTGGTTCTGCATCCATTTCTGGTTCTAATTCCATTTCTGGTTCTAGTCCCATTTCTGGTTCCGCTTCAACACCACCGTTATCTTCACCAGTTTTAATTACAAACTCACCTGGTTCATTAACAGTTAACTCGATATCTCCAGCTTCATTACTTACGATTTGGATTTCATCATCACCAGTCAACTTCTTGTAAACTGCGATAACGTCATCATCTGATGCGGCTGTCATATCCATCTCGTCACCCATCGACACCTCAGCGTCCATTCCTAATTCTTCGTCACCTATTTCTAAGTCACCTTCTTCGGGTTCTCCAATTTCTAATTCACCTTCAATATCAGCTCCATCTACATCAACTGAATCAACATCCATAGGTGCCTCAGCATCTACGTCTACTTCTCCACCATCTACAGCATCTGCATCTATTGGTTCTTCAACATCTTCTTCATCAAACTCGTTAAGAGATTCTTTCACTAGGTCATCAATTTCTTCTTTCGCAATCGAACGAAGTATTTCTTTTGTGTTGGCATTTAAAGTTTCTTGGATTCTTTTCGCATCCAGTACCGCTTCATCAATAATTGATTTATTCTTTTTAGCCATTTTGTTTTTGTTTTATTTTAAAAGTTTTATTCTTTTTTAGTTATACCCAATAAAGGGCATTTGATAATAAATATATTCTATTTTCCATAAAACCAAGTTTACAGTAAAATAATGTGATTTTTTTTAACCCAATAAGAATTTATCTAAGTCATCATCTAAAGACTTGTCTTCCCTTATTTTTGATTCCATGAAAGGAGCCGCATCTTTTTTGTTTCCAAATATCCATGAACCTGGAGTTGATGGTGCTGTAACAACATCCCAACCAATCAATTCAAAATCATCTTGAACGATTGCATTTCCTTCATAATCTTCTTCAAGTGTACCTACACCTCTAGATGATACTCCGATTCTCCAACCATGTCTAAGCATGTTAGCAACCTCATCACCCTTGGTAGAGCAGATACCCATATTGATAAATCCTAATGTTGTATTGATTTGCATCTCTCCCATTAGAGTTCTTCCTTCCCACCATATTCTAGTTATGTTGTGAGATACTCTGTCACCAGCTATAATGGATGACTCTGGGTGGTCTAATTCACCTAATGCAGATTTGTTCTTGATTAATTCATTGTATGCCTCAGCTTGAGCCTTAAGTATTCTCTCTGGGTATATTCTACCATTCCTATTCTTAACACCCCATTTCTGTAATACTACAGTAACTACTAATGGCTCTATCATTGCAATCTCCCCAGAAGCTAATTTCTTAACCTCATTTACGAACTTTTCATTTCGTGAATCGTTAGGGTCGATGAATCCAGCATCGTGTTCAATCATGAACCCAAACCCGACATCACCAGCCTTTAGTAATTTAATATCTTCATTTAACCTGTTTGACATAATCTATAGATTTTAATTATAAATACATCAAGGGAAATAAAAAAACCGAATCTTAGTGGATTCGGTTTCTTATTATTTAGTTCTTCTTCTTATAAAATTTAAAGTGTTCGTCTTTATCAAATACATCTTCTATTAGATTATCGGTCAATTGAGTCATGGACCTCTTAAGGTCATTTGACATTAATATCTTCCCATTCCTTACGTTTTGATATAATGTAACCTCACAACTCATGTAACTTCTTTTACCGTAACCAACTCCAGATTCACGCATATCTAAATCTATAATAGTTCTATGTGGGTTATACGTCATTGGTATTGAATCATAAACATATTGCTTGACTCTTTTCTTCAATCCACTAATAACACTTACATAATGTTCTGTTTCTTCGTTGATTGGTTCACCCCATGCTGAGATGTTAATGTAAACACTTGTTGGGTTTTTGGAATCTACTGTTCCCGAAACAACTTTATAATCTTTATAAGTCTTTCCCATTTTAATTTCTTTTCCTTTTTTTATCATACCTGGTATTTTCTCTTAAGTATAAGGAAAATATTTGGATAAGTCAAATTTATTTTTTAACCCTACCAATAGATACAACTGAATTGATTTCTGGATAGAACTTAGCCTTCCAATCTACACTGATTAATTCACCAGTTACACTGACAATATCACACACAAAAGAATCAAAACCACCTTCTTCATCTAAAATACTACTAGCTTCTGAAATTACAACCTCAGCATGTTCATCTGGAATGAATTCACTCCACTCCTTACCAACACAAAAATCCTCACCATAACCAGTGACTTTTTTCCAATCACCATTAACAGCTATAAATGTCTTTTTAATTGGGTCCGTTATACAACGTATAACATAATCATTGTGTTTCTTTGAAACCTTATCAATGAATTCCAATTGTTTCAATTCCAATTTAGCAATGGTAAGTTGTAGATTGTTGGTTATTTCCTTTTGCATTTTTCTGTTATTTCAATTACTTTATCATCTATGTGAGACTTTATTACACTAATAAATTGGTTATTATCTTCTGACTTTGATTTGAGTACTTTTTGTAAACCCTTGGATGCATCCGATAATAATGGTAACATCTCCCTCAATTCATTTACTCTTGCCAGTTGTTCTTCTTCCAACTTTTCAGCTAATACCTTTTTTTCATCTTGAATACTTTTAAGCCATAACCACATAACATAGAATGTTGCCCCAGCCCCTCCAAATATTTGGACTAATGATTCTAATTCCATAATATTATATTAGTTTTCTCCTAACGCTCTATTTAAATCTAAAAGCTTACTAATATCATCAACAAACGTTTCAGACACAAATGAACCATTAAGTAATTTATCTTTCACATCTAATAATTTTTCTTTATCTGTAGATACTTTTAATTTCTCATTAATTAATGAAATACAACCCTTCAATGTTTCAGTATAAACTTCTTTCCTAGCTTCATCATTATTGTTATCTAAGATAACATTCAATACCTTATGCTCACCTTCGGTTAAGTCAGCATATTTTTCATTGAACTTATCAACTGATAAATTAACTAAAAGACTATTAGGGATTACCTCAGCGGATTCTACAATTACCTTCTCTTCATTTTCATTGATATACTTAACAATAGATAATCTACTACTAGTTATTTCTTTAACAGTAGATGGTGTTGGTTCAGTGAATATTAATTTTGAGATAGCTTCGTGTAAATCGTTGTTTGGATATTCTGAATCTAATCTTTCAGATACCATTTGAGACATATTAATCAACTTGGTATTTTCTGCGTCAATCTCTTCTTTTGAGAATTCATTTAATATATTGATATTCTCAGTTATAAATAGATTAGCAGAGAACTCATTCTCATCAACTCTATTTTCGATATTATTATAAATTAAAAATTGAGTCTTGAGTATTTTACTCTCACTCATACCCTTAATAAATCTTTTAACGATTGATTTCTTTTCTGCATTCTTATCCACTATGAATTCAGCTAAGATTTCATTAAATGCATTTTTTATTTTACCGAAGTTTTGCATGTGTTGTATTTTAATTATAAATATGTGTTTGGTGACAGAAAAACCGTTATTCTCCTATAGTGTCATCCAACTCATCAATCATTTTATTGATATCACCAATCATATTGTCAACATCTTCATTTATTTTCAAGTTCTTATCGTATATCTTTTCTCTAATAATATTTGGGGAATCATCCTTCTTAATTGATTCACTTAACCTATCTAAATAAGTTTTATTATGTTTATTTGTTCTAAGTATACTCTTACCTTTAAGTAAAGCTTTTTGCTCTGTAAGTAAATTTTCAGCTTGCTTGATTGATTCCTCAGTAGTCTCAGCACCCATGTCTTCACCACCAGCATCCGCACCAGCATCTTCTTCACCAAAATCAATTTCACCACCAGCATCTTCACCACCAAAGTCTTCACCACCTTCTGCGTCTAATCCTAAGTCTTCTTCTCCGAAGCCTCCACCTCCGAAGCCTCCACCTCCACCAGCTGGACCACCACCTTCTGCGTCACCACCTTCTTCACCTTCTGGTGCACCACCTTGTTTAGCAAGTTCGATATCACCATAAATTCTATCTACCTTATCAAACATACCAGTGTTCTTGATTACGTTAGAAGTGTTCTCAAGTTCAGCAGCAGCCGCTTTCTCCATTCTTTGTTCAAGAAGGTCTTGTTTGATTTCATCATCTGACCATCCAAGAATTTCTCTCTTAGCTTTAGTCATACTCATAGCACCGAACCCATTACCAGCATCATTAACTGCATCCTTGTAAAGTGTCATCTTAGATTGTAAGTGTTCAACCTTAAGCATCTCAGCTTGTACTGATGGGTTATTAAGTGTAAGTGTAAAGTTATCTAACTCTTCCTCAAATCCTAGAATATATAAGTGAACAATTGCTATCTTATTTAACTCTTGAATCATCGCTTGTTGAATTCTGTTGATTGTTCTTGAGAATCTAATATCTTGCAAGGCAAGGTTCTTTCCTTCACCAACAGCATCTTCAAATCCTAAGAATGATTTAGGTACTCTAAGTGCTGTAAACAATTTTCTTTGAAGATATTCAATATCTGCAATTTGGTCTAAGTTCTGTGCACCCGCAAGTGTATCAATTGGATTAGGTGCGCTCTCATCCCTAACAGGAATAAAGAAATCTTGGTCATTCGCCATTTGATTATATTTTAAATCAATTTGACCTGTTTGTGGGTCAATAACTGGCATACGTTTAAATCTATTTGCAATCTCATCTACGTATGGTCCTACATCTTCATCATCGATGTTACCAACATAAATCTTATATACTCTTCTCTCTGGTGCTCTTGTTACTCTATAGATAAGCATAGCATCCTCAGATAAAAGAAGTTGTTTCCAAATTCTTCTAGCCTTTTCAAGTACCGATGTACCATAAGGTAATCTTCTATCATCTCCTAATAAACGGAAGTGTGCCATTTGCCATGATGAGAATTCAATATCTCTACCCTTCCAAAAGAACTTCACTTTACCATCATCACTATCATCCGTACTTCTTGAAATAGCATCATACATATTCCCCTCTCTTCTTTCCATTTCGAAGTTAGGCATTTGTCTCACCCCAATAATTCCAGCCTTATCATCTATATTAAGATATACAAAGTCATCACCATACTTACATGTGTTTCTAGTCCACATAGGAAGCGTTGTATGTAAATCAAGTCTATTGTTGAATAGGTCTTTAAGTATCTTCTTAACTCTCTTTGAATCAGAATAAATATTAAGTACCTCACCTTTATCATTAACTGTAGTTGCCTCTTCCATCATGATATCTAGAGCAGCTGCAATTTCTGGATAGAACTCCATATTCTCGAAATCGGAATATGAACCAATACGTGTTGTTTCATAATGAATTGATTGTTGGAATAATTCACCATCAACCTTTTTCCATAACCCACCAACATATTTATTTTGTTGTGCTTGTAATTTCTGAGTTTCATATTCAGCTTTATCAGTAGTTTTTAACAACTCACCGTTACCAATTGAATATCTGTTTGTTTTTTCCTTAGGTACATTTACACCATCTGGTCCAAACATATTATTCATTCTCTGAAAGACCGTCAAATTCTTCTTAGCCATATTACTTTTTTATTAATTATACTGTATTTTTATTATAAATAAATACTTATATCACATAATCACATTCGACATATGCAATTCTATGTTCAATACCATCATCAAGTACAACTTGGTAAACATATGTAACCTTCCAATCCTCACCTTGTGAACGAGGTGTTGCTGTACAAAAGAATGCGTTCGCATTACCACCCTTTGCTATTTTAGTTGTTGGGATAGGTGACCATTTATAAAGCTCACCACCTTTTTGATTCCCATTCCTTCTAGTAAATACCTTTTTCTTAAATAAAGCCATAATTATTTTGTTCCACTAAATAACCACATGTAGTCCCCGTTAGGGTCTTGCATGTTGTTTGATACGTTAGGATTAAATCTTGGTCTAGGAGCAGTTTTCTTACCCTTGTTATCCTTAGATACAAATCCACCATCGTAACTTTTATTATTGATTTCCTCAACATTCTGACCACCAGTGGTCCAACTGTTAAGTATCGCTTTATTTTGAGCCGTAGCTTTCTTAAGGTTTTTAAATGAATATTCAAGAACCCACATAGCCATACCCAATGACATAAGAAGGTCATCGTGGTAACCATCCATGTGGTCTGGTCTACCATTCTTATATATAAATGTTTTCATTTCTGAAACCATTCTTCTTGACCTAATCTTAACGAAGTTCTCTCTTAATACCTTTTCCATGTTTGAAATCATTGGAAGACGAACTCCATTGGCGTTGAAACCTGGCACCTTTTCATTCTCCTTAACCAAACCTAATCTAGATTGGTTAGCTAAAACCTTACCCATTGCTTGTTTATCATGATGTAATAGTTTCTTACTATAATCCAATTCAATCAACTTAAGTACCGTTGAGACACCCATACCACCTGTAATATCGACAACAGTGTATGCGTTGTACATATTACCGTAATCATATACATATTGAGCTAGTATATCTGGTTGTACTTTACCTTGATACTCCATTACTTGTTCCATGGTTGTAAAATCAATGATAACTATTGTTGAACTATCTTCACCATCACCTCTTGATACATCGACACCCATAATATATTTATGGTCCACTATAGGTTCTTCCCATATCCAAAACTCTTGTTCAACACCCTCAACGAATTTAGGGTCACGAACATTTTTCTTATCGTGCATTTCAATGGTCTCATCTTCAATAACGTTACCACCAGAACCTAAGAATGATACATCTAACTCCTGTGCAATCTTTCTAGAATTATTATTAAGTGCCATACACATGTTCTCATACCATGTTGATGTTGGTTTCCAATCATCTTCAATTCTCTTAAGATAAGATTCAAGATTAAACTCAACTTCCTTCTCTACAATATCATCATTATCATCACCCTCAACTTTCTTGTACCATCTAAGGTCTTTATTGTATCGTGGGTCTTCAAACCAACGCATTTCAACAATATGGTAATTATTATCACCAGATTTAGATTGTTCGTATGTTTTATAGTAAAGTGGGTCCATACCGTTTGGTGTGGAAATTAGAATCACATTACCACCAGTAGATATTGATGACATGGCAGCTGCATATACAGCGTCACCATTATCAATGAAGGCTGCCTCATCAAATACAAGATATGTTGGTGTATATCCACGAAGTGCATCTTCCGATGTCGCAACGGCAATAACTTGTGAACCATTAGGTAATTCGATTTCTATCTTAGAATCAACAACGAAGATTGATTTTCTTTCGTTTTCTTCAGTACCATAATAATCAGAACCCCATATCCATCTTGGTAATTGCTTTAGATAATCCTTAATACCCTTTAAAAATTTTTGTGATAATTTAAGCTTATTTGCAATTACAAGTATAACCTCTGGGTTATCCTTATCAGCAAAACCAGCTTTAACCGCCATATAAGCTTGTGTAGTGGTAGATATACCAGCTTGCCTTGGCTTGGTAACTAAATTATATCTATGTTTCTCATAAGCGTTAACAATCTGCCTTTGCCTTGGGAATAATTTGAATGGTACATACCCTTCCTGTGTCTTATCGAAAGTTTCTAAAAAGTTTTCGATAGCATAGATTGGGTCCTTCAAACAATTGGCATACTCACTATATATTTCGGCTCTTGTTAACATATTCTTTTTATTATAAATATGTTAACAAGCCCAAATAGCTCTAAATCACAAACCCACCCATCTCTTGTTGGAGTTGTTTTTCGTTATAATTAAGCATTATTCGCATTTTTTCATACCATTCATTTGTTGGTTTATAACCAGCAAGTATTACTTTATCATAATATTCTGGTAAAACCCCAATTAAGGTGTCGATTATTTTACCATCTATTTCAATAACCCATTTAAGGTCTTTATTGAATCGTTCATCATCCCACCAGTTCAATTCAATTAAATTGAAATTATTTTGACCGCAAACAACACCCATGAAAGTTTTATGGAATAATCCATCCATACCATTAGGGGTTGAAACCATAATCAACCTACAACCAACAGCTAGTGAAGCATAAGTAGCCATAAATAACTCATCGTTCTTATCAATAAATGCTGCCTCATCCATTAATATATATGTTGGTGCCCACCCTCTGAATGCATCTGGTCTGGATGAGGTGACCTTAATCATAGAACCATTTGGTAATACAGCTTCTACTTGATTGTCTACTATAAAAATTGACTTACTTTCATTTTCTTCTGAACCATAGTATTCTGAACCCCAAACCCATCTAGGTAAAGTTAATAAAAAGTTCTTCATCTTAGCTAACATATGTTTACCCAAATCTAACTTATTTGATACCACCATAACCAATTCTGGGTTGTCTGGGTCACTGAAAGCCACCTTATGTGACAAATAAGCCTCACTTATAGATGATATACCAGCTTGTCTATATTTCTTAACTATATTTAGTTTATTTGTTTCGTAACCGTCTATAACTAGTTTTTGATTTGATAACAACTTAAACGGTACATAATCACCTACCACGTTATTCCAAATCTTAAAATAATTCTCAATAGAATATTGAGGGTTATTAACACATTTAATGTATTCCTTTGTAATATCAATACTTACCATATATTTTAGTTTTGATAAATATAATACGAAAATAAAAAAAATATATACTAAAACAAAAAAGCCTCACTAGGTGAGGCTTTCTTTTACAATAAGTCGTTTATGTCGATATCGTCTAAGTCATTTAGTGAGAATCCGTTGGAGTCGTCATCCCCAATCTCGTCTCGGTATTCATCATCCTTAATTCTACTCTTCGTTTCTTCAACTAATCTTGAAATGATTTCTTTACCTTCACTAGTCCCAGCCATGATTTCTCTCATATTATGATTAAACTCTTCAATTGGTAATGAAGCTAATTCAGAATAAACATTATGTTTATATTTAAAATCTTCACCTTCAAATAGTTTTGTAAATCGTTCCCACAATGCTGGTCCTAATCTCATATCCCATGGTTCAGCTGCTAAGAAGTCAGCCTTACCAATTACGTATTCAGCCATCTTTTCCTCTTCTGGTAAACCATGTGCTGAAAGGATTTCCATAACACCCTTAACCAACTCATGTACAAGTACTGGGAATACCATACCTTGTGCGTGTATTTGACACTTAGGGTTTTCTTCTGTTGGAAGGGTAACACTAACAACACCACCATTAACTTGTTGGTCCATATTTGGGATAACAAAATAACAGTAATCAGCGGCTGCTATAAGTTTAGCATACTTAGTGCTAAGTGTTGGGTCTATATCTAATAATTCTTTCTTAACCATATGGAACATGTGACTTGACTTCTTAGCCGCCCCTTGTGTCATAGCATTAAGGAATCTTCTTTTATATACCCCAGCGTTAGCTTCTTTTATTTGAGCATGGTTATCAAATTCTAAATCTACAGCTACTGGTGACTTCTCACGCTTAGTACCTTCCATATCTATAGTAGAAGTCAATTCAGCTGTAATCTCACAAACATCCTCAGATATATTGTATTCATCTCTAATCATTTGAACAGCTAGGTCTTCAAGTTCTTTCTTATGCTTACTCTCAATCTCAACACAATCACTAACCATTGGTAATTGGTCATGCATAACTGCTTGGTTATCTATTTCACTAACCTCAAATTTCTCTTTGTAATTCTTCATTACATCTTCGAATCTCTCACCAACAATCTTTTGTTCGAAAGTCATTTCATCACTCTCTGGAAATATTGGGTGGTCACCTAATGAATGTTTTCTTTCCTTTAACTCTCTTTCAAGTTGTGGGTCCATTCTTTCACTATGACCCTCAGCATACCTAATGTTCTCATTCATTGGTTGCTTAGGTTTCCTTGCCTCATCTAAAGACTTCTTTGCTAGTTTTCTATAATCCATTACTTAATATCTTTTACTTTAACTGTTCTTATAACGTTCTTATTAGTCTTTATATTTTCATTTGCGGTATTTTGAGGTGCACCATTTTGTTCTGCTTTTGATGTAATTTTAAGTTGTGCAATTATTGCTGTAAGTTTTGCTCTTGGTACCCCAATTTTTTCAGCAAATTGCCCAATCATTTCTGCTTGTTCTGTTGGATTATCTATCTTTACTAAGTATGGTTGAATAGACGACATATCTAATTTTCCTAAAACCCTAGCAACATCGTTCTTAAGTTTTACTGGGTCATTACCCTCATCTATTGGTGTTTCACCTTCATCAGATGCTAATTGGTTCATAAGAGCTCTATAATCTTCGTATTCATCAGCTTGAACCTCTGGGTTCATTCCGTGTTCAATACCTCTACTTACAACACCATCACCCTCACCAACAATACCAGCAACAAAACTTTTAGCTTCTGGCTCGTCAATACCTAAACTATTCCCAGCGATATCAACTAAATTATCGATATTTGCTTCTAATTCCTTAGCATCAATAGGTCCTCCTTCATTTATGGTCTTTAACCCTTTAGTTATCTTCTTCTTTCTGTCCATTGCTCAATTCTTTCTTGTAATCTAATATTAGGTCATGTTCGTAAAGCTTTGACTCTACATCTTTTATTTCTTCACCGAAGTGAAAGTGTAATCTTGATTCTGGGTATACTTCATAACCATCCATATTCTCCCAAGCTAATCCAATTACCCCATCTACTGCATCCCATACTGAAAATGAATCATTATCTTGTATGACATTAAATTGTTTATCTGGTGATACCAATACACCAACTTTCTTTACCAATTCTTCAAATGGAGGGTTTGGATTACCACCAGCTGGGATTGAATCCCAACCATCACCATCAACATTTTCTTTTGTATCTGAAAAGATAAACTCATAGAGTGCAACACCCTTTCTATCACTCCCAATCACATGAATATATATCAAGTATAATTCTTCCATTATTATTCGTATTTACCTCCGTCTTCATCATAAGACGCATAAAGCTGTTTGTCAAAAATTATATCATTTACTAACATATCATTTTCACCTTGAAAGTTAACTAACTCATCATCAGTTAAAGGTTTACCATTTACATATGATGCAGAAGCTATAAATGCATCTACAAAGTCTGGATAATCATTAACCTTAACACCTTCAATGTTAATAGTATTAACATCAACCACACTCCCGTTGAATTCGATTCCTTCTGAATCACCTTCTTCATGCATCATTTCTCCAGCCTTAGGTGGTACTTTAACCTTATCTTTTCTCTTTGGTAAGAATGGTCTATCAATTTCTCTTTTTCTCTCTGGTTTTACTGTTGGTTTAGTAACAGGTTCCACCAATGGTTCAGCAGCTTCCATAATTTTGTCTTTATCTACAAAGGTACGATTTTTTTCTGACTCTTGCAAACCAGCACCCCAACGGTCATCATCTCCCCAACGTTTATCACCAGAACCCCAACGTTCATCTTTACCAAATCTAGAGTCTGCTTCTTCTACTGGTTCCTCACCAAAGTCGAAGTTGTCTTCATTCTCTACCTCATTATCTATTGGTTCTTCAATATCTTCTTCACCATCTACAGGCATGTCTTCTGGGTCCTCATTCCCAGAATCTTTAACCTTGTTAATAATATCTCGTTGGTCTTCTTTGTCCATCTCACCTGTATGTGTAGCGGATAATACAGAATTAACTGCAAATTTCTCAAGGTCAAAGTCTGGTTGACCTTCATCTTCGGTATATTGTCTTAGTGATTGTCCTAATTTTCCAGAAAGTTGTTGTATGTATTTTTCTGGGTCTGTATCTTCATCAGCCTCAACCTCAGCATCGAATGGTTCATCATCAAATGGTTTATCACCACCCTCAGCATCCATATCATCTAATCCAGCTAACGGGTCTTCCATTTCTGCATCATCTGGTAAAGGCATTTCATCTTCCATAGAAGAATCGGTTGAAGGGGCACTGCCCTTCAACACGTATTTTGTTTCCTCTAAATTTTTTGTATCTATGTTATAACCATCTTCCTCGTCTGCAAATAGACCAGTAGACATCCCATCAGAATGAGTCTCATTTATGATTAATTTATAATCCTTATAAATATCATTATTTTTATAATGGTTTATATCAGTTGTTAAATCTTCAATTGAAGCGAACACCTTAGGTTTACTGAAATATGGCTTACCATCTTGGTAAACCATTTTTGTTAATTCACTTTTAGACCAAACAATAGTATTAGCCTCAGTTATGTTTTTTTGTGATGCTTCACCAATTGATGAAATCCCAGAATCATTCCATTTATTACCTAGACTACCACCTCTTTTATTTAATTCGTTTGTTGAGATTACATATTTGTTACCATAAGAATCAGTCATTAACCAAGACTTACCACCATTTAATTTTTTAATTAACTCAAAATTAAAATTTCCCAAATCTGGGTTAGGTGTCAACATTCTTTCCTTACCAACAACTTTATTATCAGTAACAACTCGAACAAATACTAAATTATCTAGAAATTCAACTCCATCACCAGATTTCCATGCTTCTTCTGATTCACCTAAAGTTTTTAGTTCTATAGAATTTTCACTTATGCTTTTTTTTTTAAAAGTTCTGCTAATCTAAGAGTCTCACTTTCAGTAAGTCCTTCAAGGATTTCATTAACCTTATCACTTGGTGTAACGGAATCAATAATACCATCAATTTTTTCCATTGATTCAGCAATACTAATACCTTTGTTTGTTTTAGATTCAGTAATTTCTTCTTCCTCTACTACTTTACTTGGGTCAATCATCTCATCGATGTATGTTTCGTCCTCTGTTAATTCAACTTCTTCCATTACATGCTTTTCAGCGTGTGTACCAGTGTTACCATCTTTTGTTCCATCAGCCTTAGCTTTCTCGAAATCATCTTCTCCGATGTTATCACCAGTTGCAAGGTTATCACCAGAAGTCTTTTTATCAACCTTAGCGTCACCACCGTTGATGTCTGTTCCCTCGTTTAATAGGTTATCATTTCTAAGTATGTTGAATACTTTCTCAGTACCTAATGATTCAGCCAATGACATGAATTTAAGGTTTAAATGTTTAGTTGCCTTAGCATATGAAGGATAAGCCTCACTCTTTTTGTTCATAAGACCACCCATGTAATTGAAATCCTCAGTTACTAAGTTTTCAGTCTTATCACTAACCTTGATGTAATACTCACTGTTTTCTTTAACGATAGCGTAAGCTTTACCATCTGGTCCCATTTTGGATATTTCTACAACAGACCTATTTACACTTTCTTTGATTGGTGTTATATCCATCAAGTCTTTCATTCTACTGATGTTCTCCTGTCCTTTTAATCCAACTGGTCTTATATTTGAGTTTTTCATGTTTATTAATCTTTTTATATAAATATTAGTGATTTCTGTAAAGTTATAAAATTATACCAGCAGTTCCACCTGGGTCCGTAGTACTAGCAGCATCACCAATAACATATACATTGGCAGTTGAACTTATTGTATTTACTACCACATCTATTGTTGACCCAGCAGCCATAACCACTGTTACCCCGTTAATTACGGGAGATGCACCAGCACCAGCATAAACTTGTGTATATGTGTAACCGCTAGTATCTGCACTTGATGATAAATGGATAATTGAATTAATTCCGTTGTGTAATGGCATATCTATTTTATTAAAATTCTACTTTATAAATATAAATATCTCTAGATAATAAAAAAAGCACCACATGGGTACTTTAGTTACATTTTAAACGGATATCTTACCCTTTATGGGTGGATGTGACTCATAATCAAGAAACTGAACATCATCAAACGTATACGAAAAGATATCATCAGCTTTTTTCAATTTAAGTTTACATAACTTCATTGGTATTCGACCAATTTGTTCTAAAGATTGTTCTAGATGATTCGTATAGATATGTACGTTGGTGAGGTCACCGATTAACTTATCTGGAACCATATTACATTGTTGTGCAAACATCTCTAACAACAATGCATAACTAGCTATGTTAAATGGAAGTCCTAAGAATGTATCCACCGAACGTTGGTGCCACTTAAGTGAAAGTTTACGCTTTGGGATTATTTTATCTAGTTGTTTCTTACCACTTTCTGTTAGGGTACCATCTTCGTTACTTTGACTTTTAGAAACAAATACGTTATGAGTATTAAGCCATTCTATCCTTTCTTCATCAGTCAATTCCTCAGTATATAACTCGAAGGACCAATGACAAGGTGGTAGTGTCATTTTATCTAAATCACTAACGTTCCAAGCACTAACCATAATTCTACGAGAGTCTGGATTAAACCTCAGCTTATCAATTACATCTTTAATTTGGTCTACATTACCATTCCACTTTCTCCATTGGTGACCATAAATAGGACCTAACTCACCCCATTTATCGGCAAAGTCTTTATCTGACTTAATCTTTTCTGAATACTTATCCTTTGACATCTCATCGAAGCCAGTATCATACCAATCTAACCGCTCGAATTTTTTATATGCATCTGGTGTCCAAATATTAACTCCATTATCAACAAGGTATTTTACGTTGGTGTCACCGTTTAAGAACCAAAGTAGTTCATGGATAATACCCTTTGAAAACATCTTCTTAGTTGTAAGAAGAGGAAAACCATCAGACATATCAATCTCAAGTGTGTGTGAGAAAATAGAAATAGTAGGAGTACCAGTTCTATTTTCTTTAATCACACCATTATCAATTATCTTATACAAAAGGTCGGTATAACCCTTATCAACATTAATCACAAGCACAAAGCTTTAATGATGCGGCTCCACCTAACTCACCATGCTTTACAAGCATCTCCCCAAGTCTTTCGATTGATTGTTTAGTTAATATTGGACTAGTTTCATAAGCAGAAACAATAAGTCTCATCTCATCAACAAGACCTTCCTCAAATTTAGTAAGGGTATCAGCTTTAGCTTGGTTTACTTCGTTGATTAATTCTTGACCATCAACAGCATCATTCTTAGTAAAGCTATATGCTTTAATCTTAGCGTTTAATACCACACCTTGACTGTCAGCAGTCTCGAATCTCATATAGTCTGTTTTAGATACATCGTTATACGTGTATGATGCACCGTGCTTAAAGAGTACGGTTAAATTTTTTCCATTCCATTTTGAGCCTAGAATATTGCTTGAATCATAGAGTGCATTTACTACTCCGTCTTTTTCTGTTCTTTTTACTAACATGTGTTTTAAGATTTACTTTTTTGTTATTTTCGTTATACTCCAAATATACGCTATTTATTATTAAAAATCAAGGTTGTTTTAATAATAAATTTGTAGTATATTTGGAAGATATGAAGAGAGAAATAATACCAAAAGTAAAAAGAATCATCAATGACTCGATGGTTATAGCGAAAGATATGGATGATGTAAATGTTAGACCAGAACACATCACACTTTCGATAATAAAAAATAATAACAATAAATGTATTGATATTTTAGAAGCCCTAGGTGTAGATATCAATATACTCTATGACTTAGTCTATGACCACTTAAACAAATCAGACTTAACACCTAGATTAGTTAATGCTAAGAAGTTAAAGAGACCATTCTGTAAAATAACCAAACTTATCTTTAATTCTGTTGATGAAGAGTGTGAAGGAGTTGATGATACTATGATTGACACCACACATTTAATGTTAGCAATCCTAAAGAATAATACACAAACTAAGAAGATTATATTAAATATGGGTGTGAATTATAAGAGTTTTAAACAAATGATTAAACAAATGAGAGAAGATATTAATAATTCCACAAATGAAGATGAATATGATTTTGGTAACGAAGGTGGAACTGGTGGTAAAAAATCTAAGGGGAAAATTAGTGCTACTAAAACACCAGTCTTAGATAACTTTTGTCGTGATATCAGCAAGGCTGTTGATGAAGGGAAGATTGACCATGTTATTGGACGTGAGAAAGAAATCAAGAGAGTTTCACAAATACTATCTAGAAGAAAGAAGAATAATCCGATTCTTATCGGTGAGCCAGGTGTTGGTAAAACTTCCATCGTTGAAGGGTTAGCCCAACTAATCAAAGATGGTAAGGCACCAATAACACTTTTAGATAAGAAATTATATTCATTGGATTTAGCATCTATTGTTGCTGGTACAAAATATAGAGGTCAATTTGAGGAAAGAATGAAAGCTATCCTTGAAGAATTAAAGAAGAACCCAGATGTTGTTTTATTTATTGATGAAATCCATACAATTGTTGGGGCTGGTAATGCTTCTGGTTCTTTAGATGCATCAAACAATGGTGCACTTACAAGAAGATTCCAACAAGTATTAATTGAAGAGCCAAGTTTAGAGGAAACAATTACAATACTTAAAAATATTCGTGATAGATACGAGGCACACCACAAGGTTACCTATACTGATGAAGCTATTGAGGAATGTGTTAAAATGGCTGATAGATATATTTCTGATAGAGCAATGCCAGACAAGGCAATTGACATCATGGATGAGGCTGGTTCATCAACAAATGTAAATGTTGAGACTCCAGAGGAAATAAAGGAACTAGAACTTAAGATAGATGTTATCAAGGAGGAAAAAATGTTAGTTGTTACTAAACAGAAATACGAGAAGGCTGCGGCACTTAGAGATGAGGAACGTAAAATAAACGATGAGTTGACTAAAGCTAAGGATATTTGGATTGAGAGTATGTCTAAAGAACAAACTGTTGTTGATGTGGACTTGATTAGTGAGGTTGTATCAATGATGACTGGTATTCCATTATCTAAGATATCTACACAAGAAAGTAAGAAGTTACTTGAATTGGATACAGACTTAACTGGTAAAGTTATTGGACAAGATGATGCAGTAAATAAAGTTGTTAAGGCAATCAAGAGAAGTCGTATCGGAATTAAAGACCGTAAGAAACCAATTGGTTCATTCATTTTCCTTGGACCTACAGGTGTTGGTAAGACATACCTAGCTAAATTACTAGCAGAGCATGTATTCGGTGATGAAGATAATCTTCTTAGAATGGATATGTCTGAATATATGGAGAAGTTCTCAGTGTCTAGACTTATTGGTCCACCGCCAGGTTACGTTGGTTACGAAGAAGGTGGTCAATTGACTGAAAAGGTTCGTAGAAAACCACACTCAGTTATCTTATTTGATGAGATTGAGAAAGCACATGACGATGTATTCAATCTACTTTTACAACTACTAGATGAAGGTCACTTGACTGATGGACTTGGTAGGAAGGTAAACTTTAGAAATACACTTATCATCATGACATCTAACATTGGTGTCAAAGAATTATCTCAATTCGGAACAGGATTAGGGTTCAATACTGGTGCAGAGATTGCAAATGAGGAAGAACGAGCAAGAAATATTATCGAAAAAGCACTCAAGAAGAAATTCAAACCAGAATTCCTTAATAGAATTGATGATACAGTTATATTTAACGGACTTAGTTCAGAAGATATTCACAAAATCATTTATAATGAATTAGAAAACCTAGAAGGAAGGATAAATGAAATGGGGTTTGAACTTAAATTGGGTAAGAATGCTATAAAGTACTTAGCAGATAAAGGATATGACCCAGAGTACGGTGCAAGACCATTAGCTAGAACAATCCAACGATATGTTGAAGACCCAATTGCTGATGAAGTCTTATCTGGTAACGCATCAGAAGGTGATACACTAAGGATTGATTATGATGAAAAGTCCGAGAAGATAGTGATAAAGGTTATCAAAAAGAAGAAACCAAAAACAAAATAAAGAAAAGGCGCAATTTGCGCCTTTTTTTATGTATTTATAATTATGGTTATTGTAAAAACACTACTAAGGGAAGAGTTAATTTTAAATGAAAAGAAACGATTATTGTCGGAAGAATCATTAAGATTAATTAATGATTGGGAACATGTTAATCATATATTAGGTATTAATACAAGTCTTAATGAACACTTAGACCTATCAATTAGAAAAAGAATTATTGAAGAACAATTACTTTTTGAAGATATGTTATCATCAATAAAAAGCTATGTAAAAGATAAGTATGATAAAACTGTTGAGGTTGTAAAATCAATACCAGATATAATGGTATTATTAAAAGACATGGTCCAAAGTAGAAATACAATGATAGTGAGTAATTCGTTGATGGGTACAAATCTTGAGACTGGATTACAAAAATTCACAACAACCATTGAGGTAATTGTAGATAAGATTAAGGGTAAGGCTGCTAAGGTTGCAGATAAAATCTTAGGTGTCCTTAAAAAAGTAACTGATATAATTAAAAAACTACTAAGTCAAGATGGTTGGAGGGGGTTCTTATTAAAGGCTGGTTTATTATTGTTAATTAATTATATCTCCATAAAGTTAATCAAACCAATAGAAAATAGTATTGAAACTCTTACAAGTGGATTCGCAACATCATTAATAAGTTCTTTGGATTTTTTTAATGGTTTAAGGGATATGATGAAAAACTTATCCTCTATAAAACCACTAGTTGGGTGGTTAACTGGTATAGGATTATCAATAGCGATGATTTCTGATGTTTTCACACCTGTTGCTACTAAGGTTAATAAGTGGAACAAAATGATAGCTAGGGATACACCTAAGAAAATACGAAAAAAGAAAGTGTAATGAATAAAGATAAATTAAAGGGTGGTAAGGCTGATAAGATGACCAAGAAGGACATCGCAGACAAATTTAAAGTGTCTATTCAGAAGGTTACCAAAGAACTTGATATGGGTACCAAGATTGAAATGGAGCATGTTAATAGTAAAAATTTAGCTAAAGAAATTGCTATGGACCATCTTGTTGAGATTCCAGATTATTATACACGTCTAAAGAAGATGGAAAAAGATGGTAAGAAAAAATGGCACATCAAGGAATCTACTAAATTAAACATCAAGAGACTATTCAGAGAACATGTTGAGCTTGGGGTAACTGACGAAACTACAGATACTACTACGTTTAAGTTATTATACAACGATAGAGATGCTGGACAACTAGCTGTAGCTGTAAATGATTCCATGAATCAAGCATTAGAATTAGTATTTGTTGAATTACACCCAGATTATAATACATTTTATATGACTATAATCAAAGAAGCTATTCACGCTATATTTAAAGAGTTTGAATCGTCTCAAACAATTCTTGTGACTCCTACACCAGAAAGTAGAGCGTTCTGGGCTAAGATGGGAGCTAAGAGGCTTAACGACTCATTTATGATGATTCAACGAAGTCACTAAGAATGTGACTTCGCATAATTTAATTTTCTCATAATACCTGTAATATAGTGGTGATTACAAACTACACCACCATCACGGATATAAATTCTACATCCACCATCACCCATATTATATGATACTAACTGAGTATCAACATCACCTTTCTTTTCAAGACTCTTACTTGTAAGGAATCCCCACATTATAATATTATTAACTGGGTTAGATAACCATTCTTTACACTTAGCAACCTTAGTAGATGTTGATTGTTCTGTATCAAACACAAATGTAAAGTCTGTTGCACCTAGTGTTTTTATTAAATTAATATCGTTAGAATCAGCATATGTTTTTAACATCCATTGACATGTTGATGGGATTATCTGTGTGAAACCAATTGCCCCACCAGAACTAACAACCAACCTACCATCATCATAGTATTGTTTTGCGCCAGATTCTAATAATATTTGTCCAGTATACATTTGCCTATGATAATCTGTTACATCTAATTTATACGCACTCATAACCCCTACGAAAAACCTTGTCGTTGTAGTATCAATATTAGGGTTAAATGCTTTAAACTTCGGATGAACATAATCAAAATTAGTACCATCAAACTTTTCAATTAATTTATTATCAATGCGTTGTTTAACATTAACACTACCTAATGGTACTGGAATGGAATCAACACACTTATCAATGTCCAACCTCTTAGTTGGATTTAGGTTGTTACCCAAATCCTTATCCATATCAGTATTTGTATATAATATTTTACCTATCATAAAGGTTGAAAATATTAACATAATTATCATTATTGTACTTAAGTATTTCATAATTTCTAGTTTAAGGGTGCAAGTTACTAAATATAAATCACTTATGCAAATCTTTTCCTATATATTCGTGACTGAAACATATTCGTTTGTTGTCTGCATAGTGATTATTAAAGAGATTCTCGTGGGTAACATCCTTTCTAAGCTTTCTATTTTTAGAGGTTGGTTTCCATAAGGGTGAGGTCTCACGATAGAAGCCCATGCGGGGGTGTGCAGTCCTTGAAAAATATCGATGACCTTGGTTAAGGTGAATCTCTGCAATGGCATCTGAAAACCTTACACCAATACCCATACCTTGATAATCTGGGAGTATTACAGTTCTATGACCACGCCAAGCATTCTTGATGTAACCATTAGGCATTGTCATAGAGGCACCGAATGCAACTAATTGTCCATCCCAATACCCAGCATAACATCTTGATGCATTAGATAGGTCACCAGTTAAATAATGATGGTCTTTAAACATTCCCCATAGGGACTTGTCAATTCTGTGTACGTCGATTTTGATTTCTGGTCGGGTAAAAAAAAACCGTCAGTGAACTCACCAACATCTGTATCTATAACCCAATCTGGTTCAATCCATTCAAGTATATCTCGATGACATGTGGATAGGACCACATTCTTAATATTATTTTTCTTTACATAACGTGACAATGCAACAGAAGCAGCCTTAGCAACATTCCTATCAACCACTGAACTAAATTCATCTATTACCGCCCCATCCTTTATCTTCCTTGCTAAATCGGCTCTAAATTGTTCACCGTTGGATAAGAATTGAAATGGTCTGTACCATGCTGGTATTGTATTGAGACCAACAGCCATTAATCGATTCATTGCGTCATCTGGTGTTTCGAAGTGTGATACGATTGCCCTACTATTGAACCAAATAGGCTCTTCTTCTTCTCCAAAGTCTTTTAATAATGTTGATTTTCCAGAACCACTAGAACCCACAATGACTCCAATACCAAATTCATTAGGTATCTCTGGTTTCATCCAAGGATATGTTTCTGACTTTCCGTTAGATGTACAGTCGAAGGCTTTCTCAGCCGCAGCAATAAACTCATCGTGGTAAATATCTACCGACAAAGGGGTTGTACTTCTAATTAACTTTATCATAGATTAAATATACTATAGTACATCTCAATGTAAACGCTAAAGTTTAGGGAATAAAAATAGCCAGTAACAATTAAGTTACCAGCTATGATTTATTTAATTTTTTAAGTTTTTTACTTAACTGTTTTAGTTACTTTCGCATTCAAAAGCATCTTCTCTAGTTTCGCAACTCTTGATTCTAAAAGAGAGTTTTTATGTGCTGATTTCTTTTCGTTTTCAGCAATCCATACTTTCTTTTCAGAAGCAACAGCCTCAGTGATAATGTTATCGATTAAATCAACTAAGTTGTTTTCTTCAATGAAGACAGTTTTTTGTTTTGTGTTTTTTGACATACCTATTAAGTTTAAAAAAATATTATCTTTAATAATAAATATATTGAAATACCACAAAAATCTTAGTAATACAAAATAAATTATATTTTAATATTAACTAATCTAAGTATTGGACTCAATAACAACATTAAAGAGTCTAACTAAATCACTTATTGGTAAGTGTTTTATCTTAGCAAAGATACTACGTGCCTCATTAATAGAGGTTGCATATACCTTGTTAATTACCTCACCGTCCTTAGTCTTTAATTGAAATTTATGCATACATCAATAAATATACTAAGGACGGGGTAAAAATCAATAGTTAGCAAAGATTATCAGCTGCTTTTGAAGCTGCCCATGCTTCTGGTTTAACCTTATACTCATAACCCATACCTAAGATGTAACCAACCGCCTCATTTAAAGCACTGTTAGATGCACCTCTATCTGGGTCTGGGTTGATGTCAGCGTGAATCTCTAACTTGATTCCATACAAATCTAACAATGGTGCAATTTCATACGCCACTTCAATAGACTTACTTACTTCTAATACCATTCTTTGGTTAAGAACCTCAAGTTCCCTATGCTTCTTAGCCCTAGTACTAGCCTTCATTTCTTCCCAGAATGTTGCACCGATAATCATAGCACCACCACCTTTCATAATTTCAGTACCATCCTTATCTAACCCAAGACTTCTTTCTGTTGAGATTAGGATTACTGTAGCGAATTTATATCCACCACCCTTCTTTTGAGAATCGGTACCAACAGCTACCTTTAATCTGAATCCTTTTTCTAATTCTTCATCAAATAACTTTTCTAAGTACTCAACAATTGGCTTACCAATTGGACCAGCATAATCACCTTTACCTTCTCTTTTCCATTTCATAACACTCATAATTTTACATTTTTAATAACCTCTATTCATAAATAGAAGTCTATTAACAAAAAAAGCCCCACAATTGTGAGGCTTTAATTATCTTTTATTATTATTAGTTAAACTTTACACTTGGTAATAGTTCCACTAATTTTTGATAATTGTTCTCACTAATATCTTTTTTATTTATCGCTAGTCTATATAGTTTCCCACCTCTAGACTTATCTAACATCTTAATTGACTCTGGAATAACCGTAATGGGATTCCCAACTAAGTTAAGAAACTCTAAGTTTTTAAGTTTCCCTAATTCACTTGGTAATTCCTTTATTTTATTCCCATTCAACGAAAGAAGCATCAAATTTTTCAATGACCCAATCGATGGATGTAAAACTGATAATGATGAATCCATAATAACCATCATCTCTAATTCTTTAAATCTAGATACATCTGGTAATTTAGGTACCTTACGCTTCTTATTTGAAGTCCCAGAATCAATCTTTATAATCGGTGTCTCTTCATCAAAGAATTCAAACAACGATTCAGTAAACCCAAACTCAGTCAAGATATCAATATAATAGTTACTATCAACACCGTCTTTAAAATCCTTAGCCATCCCCATCAACTCACTACCTAAGTAGTTTGTTAACCCAACACTTCTTGTTAAGACTTCATCATATAAATCAGTATTCTTATGTATACTATTACTCCTATCCTTAATCTGTCTAGTTTCAAAGTGTAACTGATAAATATTCTCATTTAACCCTTCAAAGAACCCATTATCAATGACAATGTAGATATCTGCTTTATCACCATTGGGTTTTCTATAATTCTCAGTATAATTTTTAAACATGCCATTACCAGCCTTAGCTGTACACCAACTTGAAAACCTATCAAAGATAACATTAGCATCCAATGTTTTAGGAACAAATACCGTGTATCGTCTATCTTTAAACGGTATTGTTGCTTGTCCCATATTTACATATCTATTCATTATACTTTCAATCTCGCTTGGGTCTCTTATAATGAACGGGTCTACCGCATCAAATAATTGACTTAAACTTCTATATTCATTTATGTTGGTGATGTCCTTAAACCCCTTAAGACTATATTCAGCCATCTCCCTAAACTTCTTCTTTCTTTTATTCGCCTCGAATAGTGTTAAGTATTCATTAGCTTGTGGTAAGTCCTCTTCAACAAATCGTCTTGCCTCAGCATCATACCCCTCCTTTAAATCTCTACAGAATGTATTAAGCATCCATTGTAAACAAATTTTGTTCGGTGTCGGGTCAGCACCAACCATAGCCGTAAATACATTATATGCTACACTAACTTTAATAATAGGGAACCCCCTTTTATTTGGTTTTGATGATACTACAGCAATCACCAAGTGATTTTCACGACCACCATATATTTTTATTTTTTCCCACCCTTCCTCATGTAAACTATTACGTTTATCATTAGCGTTACCATCTGAATCTGTTTCAAACACATCAAACTTTTCCGCTAAAAATGCTAACCTTTCGGTTACGTCTAATTTACTCATTACTATTAATTTACCACAAAGGTACTAAAACTAAATGATATAAGCAATATTATTTCAAAAAAAAAATGTGACCGAAGCCACATTTCCTTATTGATAAAATCTTTTATATTTATCTTCGTCAATATAACATTCTATTTGTTCTTTCATAAGCCATATTACACTACTGGAATAATCCCCTCGTTGTATTATGTCATAAAAAACCTCATTAACATCTTCACCATCGGTTATCCTATATTTGATTTCATCGTAGGTATTATAGTCATGTTCTTTTTGTAATTCAAATATTATTATTCTATATGTTTCATCTCTGTACCCATTATCATCATCAATATTAATTAATGTGGTTCTAAGTAATCTCCCATACATTTTCTCTAGTGAATTATTATTACTGAAACTTGCTTGTGTTTTAAAATTAGTATCTTTCATGTGCCAATTTTTTACTTTTATTTTATAACAATAAATAGCATTGAGATACCCGTTTCGACTAGAAAATGTGTTAAATTTTTGGTTATCTTTGATTCCTTAATGTATGCCCAGAAAATAATTATGAAAAATTATTTATCTTATTATATAACCTTTCAAGTTCATCAGTTCTACCATTAATTTCTTTGATAACTTCTATGCATGCATTGTTTGGGTCTTCACGATTTGTTAATCTATACAATAATTCTCTAACTTTTAAAGTATCCTTTATGTTGTGTTTTAACTCTACAATGACTTGATTATAAGTAGCCCATTCTTCCTTGTCATGTGTTGAACCTACTATTAATGCTTGTGTAACTTCGTTTAAATATTCGTGTTCTAAATTGGTCGTGAATTCTCCATAAGATTCTCTAAGTGCTTTCCTTATTTTATTCTTCAACCCCATACCCAATCCATTATCTCAGCCCAACGTTTTTCGTTAATTTATAATTCTTTATATCACCATTTAACCAATCTAAAATAATCTGCTTTAATAATGACTTCCCAGCACCCTTATGTTTGTATTCTAAATAATAAAATAAATGTTCTGGTGAAACCATTTCATTGTCAGCTTTAATCTTGACAATTGGTTGTTCAAAATATTCACCACCCTCACGATACATTCCAACCGTTGGTTCATAGTTAAGATTTAAGTCATCAACCACGTTCTTTATGATGAATTCATAATCATTTGATTCATTCATCACAAACTTAGTTAACAGTAAGCCTTGTCTATCGTTTATTTTAATTTTCATTAACTTTATTGTTTAATAATAAATATTTCCCAATCATTGAAAAAGCTAAAATGTTAGACTAATTCATCAATAATTTTTTGTAGTGCACTTAACGAATGAACACCATTTATTCTTGTACTTTCCTCACCATCTTTAAAGAAAATTATTGTTGGTATAGTTCTTATACCATAAGCTGCCGCTGAAATTCCACTATCATCAACATTAACTTTACCAACGTTAACACCTTCATTATTTTTTGCTAATGAATCAATTATTGGTCCTAAGGTTTTACATGGACCACACCAAGGTGCCCAGAAGTCTAATACTACGATACCCTCATTAATGAATGTTTTTATTGTTTTGTCGTCCACCACTATACTTTTCATAATTTCTATGTTTATTTATAAATACATTAAATATTCAATGACGGATACAACATTAATATGGAAAGCTATGAACATAATGATACTGGACTCACATCCAGCAGTTTATCAATATGTTAAAGGTCAAAGTAAAAGTCGTGATGGTGCGGTCATGCGTGTAACTGAGGTCGCACATAAACCATTTATTGGTGTCTTCCCAATATCTAAAGTAAGGGGTGTTGCAAGAGAATACTTGAAAATGAAGGAATATGAATACAAGGCTGGTAGAATTAAAATTAAATCAATCTACTAATTCCCAGTTAACCTTTTTCATATATCTAATAGCCCTTTGGTATCTATTCCATCTATCATTAATAAAGAACCCACAACATATGTCACCAATATCTTTATCATTCAAAGAAAACGTTCTATTCGCCTTATAGGATATATAACTTAAGACATTTTTATCCCTACTAGATAAATTATCATTTATTATTGACTCTTTAAGTCGTTCACAAAATGAATTGAAAGTTGTTGATTTAGAACCAGACCTTGGGTATATTACCAATGCCCATTCACATAATGAATACTCAACCCAACGTCTTAATTTATCTTCACTATCCATTACCCAAATATACGTTATTTTTAGTAAAGTTTCAAGTATTTATTTTTAAAGTTATTATGTTAAAAGAACCAGAAGATGAAATTGATGATTGGGAAGAGTTTGGTGACCATATGATTACCTCATTTTAATCTTTACCTTTACAAATAAAAATCCTATTATTGTATATGAAAAATATGATAATAAAATTCTTAAATAAAAATTTCTATTGTTCTATAGAGGGTGGTTGTGTATATAGTATTGATAATGATTCGATTGAAATCGGTTATTCAAATTTAGAGGATTTCATTAGAAGGACATTTGATTTAGAGGAAGATTATTCTTACGCAATAACCTTTAATTGGTTGTTAGATAATAACGCTCCATTAATTAAAAAGAATTGGTACCGTCAATTTGTGGATAATATATCAATTGGTGGTGATTACGAACAAACCTTAACTGAGGATATTGACTTTGAATATATTATTGTAAATGAATGATGAAATTATACTTAGATTTTTAAAAGAGGGTTTTCCAATAATAAGGATGCGTGTCAACGAGAATGGATACCCATCAACAACTGGCAATTTTAAACGAGTAATTAAAATTGAGGAAGATGGGAAGGTATATAAACTATCCAACCCAAATGAACGATATAGTGCGATGTATTCCCTATCTCTGATACTCTGTCGTGTCTTTTATTTAAAAACTGAGGCTGTACTACCATTTATAAAGAAACACCTTCACATCACTTAGTTTCTACATTTCGTAATCTAAGGATAAAATACCCAGCAAAGAATAGATAAAGCCATAGATGCTTCCCGTTGTTTACTACTGATAGATACGACATAATTAAATGAAGTATTATCATTAAATGTAGAAATAATTTAAGTGGTCTCAATTTTTATATTTTCTTCTACTAATTCAATATTAGTTATTTGGTATCTGTCTTTTACTAGATGCCATGTATCGTGAACACCTTGATAAGATTTAGCTACTATGTATTGAGTATTTCCGTTGTATGTTATTTTATATAAATTCATATTTCTATTTTTTAGGTGTTCTTAAGTACTTAGGTTTTCTTACAAATTTACTTATGTACATTCCTATTGGTTTCCAAAAATCTTTCATATTATTTAAATTTTATAACATACCTTTAAGGAATTCAATTTCCTTATACAGAAGACACAACTCGTTAATAAGTCTACTTTGAAGTCTACTCGAACTTTTGGTTGATGTTATACTGACATTTTCCATAATCTCAACAGCCTTCAAAGCAGCCTTTTCTTTTTGTTCTTTAGTGTATTTCATACTTATTGTTTTTGAAACCTTAATTTTGAATAATACATACAGTTATAACCACCAATCGATGTGCTACCTTCTTGTACTAAGAATACAACAATATTATCATCATAACTCTCAACCTCAGCTGATATTGGTCTAGATGACCCACCTAATTGTGATGCGCCAGTAGCGTGTTCCATAACTGTCCAATGACTATTGGTGATATTTAATCCGTAAGGTTCGTTTGTATCACCATTTAAGATGAATTCACCATAGGCACCTAAATTAGGTGCTGCAATAAACTCCCATGTAGTAACACCAGCTTCGATTGTTTCGAATTCGAATTGTGCTCCTTCATATCTAAGACTTGATGTTGGCTTGGTTGGACTAAAGTGGTCGTATACAGAGTTAACACCAGTATCCATGTTTTCAATAAACATTTGACCGTCTAACAATCTCCATTCACCATATAAGTCAATTCCAGTTTCTTCAACCTCAACAATCTCTACGTTTGGTTGGATATCTTCTTTCTGACAAGAAGTGAAGGTAAGTGCTAATGCTAATACAAATAATAACTTTTTCATGTTGTTTATTTAATTGGTTAATACAAATATAAGCATTTAATTCCGATAAAACAAATAAAAAGTGAATTTTCTTTTATATTTCTGTTGGGGTGATATTGTCGAATGGTCCGTGAATGTCTTTTTCTCTACCTTCACCGTACTCATCAACTCTTGATATTGGCTTTAAAATACTAACCATATTTTCCAATGCGTCAACCTTGGGTCTTAAACGATACAACGCCATATCCATGTCGTGCCATATTTGTTCTACCCTAGGATTAAACCAATTACCAGCGGCATCCATGTTTCTTTGTTCGAATACATAAACCTTATCACTTAGTTTACTGAATATATCAGCCAAGGTCTCAACTCTCTTCTCAATAACGCTTATGTCAGTCTCACCATCTCTAATTTCTGCAATGGTTGTGAAGGTAATAATACTATATAAACCATCAGCCTTTTTCTTAACCTCATCAATACCATCAGTAATCCTCTCAGATATATCTGAGTTCTCTTTGATTATTTTAATTAAGTCATACTGACTTTCAGTTAGTCTAATTCGCATCTAGTTCTTTTTATATAAATATGGTTGATTTTTAGTTTATTTAGTAGTATATTTAACTATGGCAAATTATAACTTTAAAGAGGATATCATTATTGGTGAAGATGGTGAGAAGATTGTTATCAAAGATTTGGAATCAATGGGTGGTAAATTCCTAAAAGATAATAAAACCAAAACACATGACCTAACGTTTGATTTCCCTAAGAAAGATGGTGTCAAATATGAAGTAAAGACTGATGTAACGTGTAAACCATATGCTGACACAACAAATATGTTTATCGAAATTGAATCTAGAAATGGACCATCTGGAATACATGTAACAGAAGCGGATTGGTTTGTAATGTATTATAAATACTTTGATGAACTATGGTACATATCAACAAGTGACCTAAAGAAATTAATTAGAGATAATGATTTTAAAATAACTGAACAAGCTGGTGATGAAGGTAGCAACACTTCTGGGGTACTTATCCCTAGATACCAATTCAAGAAGTACTTCAAAGTAAGATTAATCCCTAAATCATGGCTAGATTAGGTGTTGAGTTGGTTCCGTCTACTTGTTGGTACTCCAATGTTAGAAGTCTTCTACCAAAAAAGGAATGGGATAGACTTAGAAAGATATCTTACGAACACGCTAACTATGTGTGTGAGATTTGTAAGGAAAGTGGTCTAGACCAAGGTTATAAACATGCCCTTGAATGTCATGAGATATGGAATTATAATGAAAAAACACATATCCAGAAATTAGATGGGCTTGTATCGTTGTGTCCTAAGTGTCATATTGTGAAACACATTGGTAGGGCTAATGCTATGGGTAACCAAGCAATCGCATTTGAACACCTTGAAAAGGTTAATGGTTGGTCACATAAACAAGTTGTGACTCACGTTGCTAAGGAATTTGATGTATATAAGGAACGTTCTAAACATGAGTGGACCATAGACCTAACAGTTCTTACAGAACACTATGAAACGGAAGAGAAGTTAATAACTGAGGCTCAAAATAAACCTAGAGTTACCGACCATCCATGGAAAAAGAAAAGACGTAAAAAACGTTAACCTTCTTTTTCTGACTTAAGAAAATTTTCATAATCACTTAACCGTTTATTCCTAGCCTTATAGTATTTGTTATATTGTGTATTAGTTCTATGTTCTGAAACTAAATCAACAACCATAATAGTTAACATACATAGTATTATCACTATCGGATATATTAATAGCTCAACCCTTATAATATATTCAAAACACATTCCAATAATGAATCCATACATATATCTTGCAGAATTTCTTAAACTCATAAAATAAAATATTGCATCAACGTACCTAATAGGCAAATCAATATTATTAAAAAAATAAAATTAAAATCTTTATACTTCTTGTTCTTCAATTGTTATAGAATTTTTCTCTCGGTATTCAACCTCCTTTACTAATAAATAGGTAAACCAATGACTTTCCGCTCCACGGTCAGTATTATAATCGATAGTTGCGGCTACCCAACCATCATTCATTTCACAAATTGGAACCCAAGTAAGTGGTTGGTCACCACTCTTACCTCTACCACCTCGTTTGACTACCTTCCTAGCCTTTTCATGGAATTCTGGTGTCCAATCCTCAAGATACATAGTTAAGTCCTTAGCTGGAACCTCATTCACACTTCTCTTAAGGTATTCATTCCCACCGTCAACCATATAAGTCTCACCATTTTTATCTATATGAGTTGTATAATCATGTCTGTGCGTAGATTCAATGATAGTACCATCTGGTGTTTGCATTGCATTGTAGATGATTATCTTTGATTCCTTATCATTTTCTTCCTCTAACTCATTAAGTTTCTTAATGACGGAAGCTTGCGCTGACTTAACGAACCTATCAGTTCTAGTACCCTTGAATCTATGCCAAGCTATTTGACACTTTGGACATTGCCAATAAGAAACACCATCATACTTTCCGTCTTCACTTTCATCTAAGGGGTCCATTGAACAATCCATACCAATTACCTTACCGAACCTAACTTTGGTTTCCTCAGTCCAACCATAACCACCAGCAGTTTCTTTTATCTCATCGATAGTTCTATCTTTATAATAATTATGTTGTTCGTGATTGGGATTAAACTTGGCTTCTAAAAAATGTTCATAGATATCACCACCATCCCAAAGTGCATTACACTCTGGACAACAATCACCTTCTTTAATATTATCACTATTATATTTAAAGTTTTCTACTTTCATATTATTGTTGTTTTTTGGTCCATCTACCAACGTAGAATCCACCAATGAATAAACCAAGTCCAAGAACTCCAATCATTATCTTAAACAACATCATAGTAATCCCTACAAGGAACCCACCAACATATAAGGCTAAGATAAGTCCTATAATTATTAATACTATTATACTAAATTTTTTCATATTGAATTTATTTAAATTAATTAATTAATGCAATAATACGCAATTTATTTGATATTAGCAAATATTTATATAAAAAAGATACCATGAGGTCATTCATAATAAATAAATTAAGAGTCTTATTAGAAGCTAGTCACACCCCTAGTAATCCAGTTATGGATAAAAACTATAAGAAGAATATTACTCAAGGTATGATTAACACCATGAGGGCACAAATCATACAAGCTAGAAAAGATTACGAACAAAACCCAAATGCATACGGTGGTACTGACGATGGTGAAGGTGTTTATGTTGGTAGACTTAGCGATAATGGAACCTTTAGAGTTGGTGAGACTGGAATTGGTTACCAAAATAAGATTGGTGATTATGAAGATACAAAGAATGGTCGTGTCAGATTATTTTATGTTAGAGCTAATAGAGGAATGGCACACCCAGAATATGATAGTCCAGAAAAGAACTTTAAAACTATCGGGAAATCCCCAGCAGAAGATGCTAAGACTAAAATAATGTTCTTCATGGGTAGTGCAATACTAGATTTTATGGAAGACAATGCTGGTTACGATGATAACAAAGGTGAAGAAATACAAAAGAATAAAAATACACCAGAAGAAATTGCTAAGGCTGAGGCTAAAAAGGCAAAGGCTGATAAACTAGGTGCTCCGATAACACATGATACTAATGATTATGAAACTGAGATTGACTCTAAATTAAGAGATATTGCAATCCAAAGAATAGACATGATTAAAGGTGGTGATAGAGAGGGAGCGGCTAAACTTAAGGGTGCTGATAAGAAATATAGAGAAGAAGCTAAAATAATCAAAAGACTTAAGAATCTATTCAGAAGTAATCCAGATAAGATACATGCTGAAATCAAAGCTATGAATAGAGAAGACCTATACGATAAATTATATTTTTTAAATAGACCATAATTAATATGGAGATTATTAGGTATATTATATGGACAGGTAATATTAATGATTCGGATATTGTAATGGAAACACTAGAATCAGAGTGTAGTCTTATTGTATCGATTACTGATGTTATTGTATGTATAGAAACTAAATTAACAACAGCCGATATAAGAAAGCGTGTTGGTGATGAAACAGAGATAGCTTGCATAGAGTTAACAGAAACATTCACAAACAAATTACTCAACACTAAATTTATTGAAGAAGAACAAAAGAACTTTAGAAGGTTTTTAAATCTAACTAGAGTGCCTAAGACAATCAATGAAGGTCTAGACCTAATAAGTGAACGTGGTGGTCTTGATTACTTAACTGAAAGGGAAATTGAAGCCTTGGATAGGTTAACCAATAAGTCTAATTAAGACAGACCCATCTTTTCGATGACTTATCTTTGCATCTGGGTATTCTCTGGTAATAAATCTAATGAAAAATCTATTTCTGATTTTATCACTATTATCCTCATTACCATTTCTAATCTTACTACTCTTGAATTCAAGACTATGGAATTCTTCACCAGTCATTTTTTTAGCATGCTTAATCGAAACCTTAACCACTTCACTAATTGTATTTAAAATCTTGTATTGGTCGTGAGCGTTAGTTGTATTGTATATCTTAGCGTTAATTAAACCAAATTCCACATCAAAAACACCATCACCCCAATCCAACTCAACTAAATAAACAAACCCATGTTTAGTTGTGAAACTAGCACAAGCATCCCCATCATCGAATTCCATAAATTTGAAATCATAATGATTTTTCTTTTTCCTAAATAATCTAGTCAGTATTTTCACAGTGCAAATATAGTAAATTCTTTTCATATATACAATCTATTTTGAGAAATTATTGCATGGTAGTGTTTTTTATAATATATTTGTGTTAATATTTAGAAATTATGAGTCAAATAACGGAAGATTATACACGTGAACAATTAGAACAAATGCCGTTGGTTGAGGTCGTAGACATGCCAACATATACACATATTGATTGTGATGAAAATGGAAAAGTAAGCAATAAAACGTATCCGATGCTTACCTATAGAAAATCTATTAGGGAATTCATTGAAGGAAACCCATTTAGTAAGATAGTTATTTACCCACAAGGTGATTCCTTATACTTCGGACCAACAACCTACGACCCAACACATTTTAACCCCATCAGAAGCTTTAGAGGTAGGGCAATTCCACTTAGTGAGTTCATGTACAATTCTATAATGACTAAAGATGAAATTAAGGATGAAATTAAAACAAACCGAAAACTTTTATTAATAGGATTATGAAGATAACAATATATGTGAAACGTGAATGTATGGATAAATTAAAAGACATTCTATATTATGGTGATGAAATAGATATCAAGTGGCACCATTCAAGACGTACACCTAAGGATGTTGAAGTGACACTTACTTACGATAATTATATATTACTAAACAAACTAAGAGATGCGTAGTAATTTAACTTGGTCATATAACCCCCCTAATGGTAATTTTCCATCACAATCTGCATGGAATCAAACATTGATGACTAAAATCAATGAACTATCCGCTATTATCCATAGGAAATATAATAGTGGTGGTGGTAATCTTTTATATATTTCATCAAATATAAAAAAGATTATAGAATCCTTGGAACACTATAATAACGGTTCTTTTGGTAGTAGGTATAAAGTAATATTCACTGAATCAAATAAGAATATTATAAAGATTGTTGGTAACGCTGGTCATAGTCATATGTTAGTTGTTACTGATTATGTAAAGAAATTAACGAGTGTTGATGGGTCCATTCGTAAAGTCAGTGAAAATAGTACTGGTCGTAATGGTTGGACAGTATCTAATACAGATGCTGAGGCTGAATTAACGGCTATGTTATCAGAGCAATTTGCTGATGGGATTGATAAGGAAGTATTATCGGAACTAACTAAAATAATTGGTATCAAGACTAATCGTAGAAGACTTTTAATTGGAAGATAATGGAGATACACGTAAGATTCCCTAATGAATCAACATACATTAAAATTAATAACTTCAACTCTAAGGAATTTAAGATGGAGAAGGTATTTGATGAATGTGCATTTGGATGGTGGGGTGATACCTATGTTGCTATCTTAGCAGATGATTATAATAAATTATTATGAAAAAAGAACACGTATACACATATCTAAAGACCTCTAGAGGTGCTGGTCACACCACACTATTAAAAGAGGGTGCTAGACATTATAATAAACCCTTCTTTGTTGTTGGTGGGAATATGAATCAAGCTAGACAATTACTTAAAGAAGTTGGAAATAAGAATGGGATTCCAATATCACTTAAGCAACCTAATAAGATGCTTATGGGTGGTGATAGAATGCCAGTCCTAATCGACAACTATGCTTACATGAGAAGTTGTGAAGAATATGAGGATAAATTACAGACCGAACGCCATCGATATCTCGAATTATCACGTGAACATGGTCGTGAGATTGTTGGACTTAGAAAAGATTTTAAGGGACATAGTCTAAGACTCTGTAAAGACATATTAGACCTTAATCATAAACTTAGTGAAACAAAGAAAGAAATGAGTCACAATGAAGAGATTGTAAAAGGGATGTATAGTATTGATAACTATATAATAACTGACTTTAAAAAGATGACACTTTGGGATAGAATATTCAAATTCAAGAAATTTTGTAAAGAAAAATATAATTATGAAAGTTAAAGATTTAATAAAGATATTGTCAGAATATGACCAAGACCAAGAGGTAATGACATTCAGAGATAGTTCAGTTCAACCTATTATGATTAGAAAAATCGAATTAGGTACCAAGAAACAAATCTACTATGACGAGGAAGCAGAAATTAGAGGTCTACAATTCCCAACTAAGGCTAGTGGGATATACACACCAGTAATTCAGACAACATATGAGCGTGGACCTAACGCTGGTACTTACAAAGCGTTAGACGGGTGGAATGGCGGTGTTAAATACGATGTTGAGCGATTTGATAAATATCACGATACCAAAGAGAGTATTTTAATACATTAACAATGGAAACTAGAGAACATAAATACAGAGCGTGGGATAAACCAAGTAAAAAACACTTCTACGAAAATGAGAATACTAAGATATATCTATACGGTAATGGTAAATGGGACTTCTGTAGTGGTCAAGAATGGCTGGATACTAAAGTTGTCTATTGGGGAGAGACTGATGATTTGAATGGAATACTTCAACAATGGACTGGATTACAATCTAAGGATAATAAAGATATATACGAGGGTGATATTATTACCTTCGGTGGTGAATGGGATGAGAATGGTCTTGTTGTCAGAAACCCAACAGTTAAATATTATGAAGTTATTTGGCTTCATGGTGGATTCCAAGCTGTTCAACTTGGACTTAATTTACATAGCGATGGTAGGGGATTCAAATTTATTGGACATACCGATAGTGAAGTAATTGGACATACATTTGAAGAGAAATGGGATGAATATAAAACAAAAGTAATATCATGAAAAAAGAAGTAGAAGAATGTCCAACATGTCCACAAACAATTGAGAATTGTGAATGTCATATTTCAAAAGAAGAAAAACATGCTGGTCTATATAAGATGGTAAAAGCACTACCATCACTTTTAAAGGAAATAAAAAAAGATAAAGATAATTTGGATAATTGAATTATTATTTGTACCTTTATAAAAAATAATAAAATGAAAAAGATATTAATATTAAGTTTAGGGTTATTCATGACAAGTTGTATCATGGACGAGGAAAAAACTCACACAGAAGATGAAGTCATAGGAGCAATAACGGTGTTCTATCCAGATACAATAATAACCACAGACATCTCTGATGTACAATATTTTTCTGGAACAGTAACTAAGTGGTATTCGATGGACGGTGTTACACACATCACCACACTATCAACTGAGGTAATATATAAATAATGATTAATAATACATTAGATTCGCTTAAACAAGCATACGCAAATCTATGTGTGGTCAACGAACTTGAGGTTAACAATGATTTAACCAAAGAAGAAATTAAAACCATAAAAGATAAGGCGTAT